AATATATATATAATATATAATATAAATATATATAATATATAAATATATTATTATAATATATATAATATATATAATATATATATATATATAAGACTCTCTCCTAAGAAGAACTATAGTATACCCTATATACTTATTCGCGCGGGAATATAATTACTATACAGACTAGATTTATATAGCGCCACGCCTTTGGCGGGGTTCACAGCCGATCCCTCTTTCGCGCGGAATAAGAATATGCCTATACCACCACATCATTTCCTCTGGTAGTCTCCCACTACAGGCCCAGAGAGAAAGGAACCTAATGGCAGAACATACAACTTACGTGAGTATCCTCCCAGAGAGCTTTACCACGGAGCCATATCCTGCCGGAATGCACAGCAAACAGTTGTTTAAAGACCGCGCGTTTGACAAGTACCTTGAATGGAAGGCCAAACGTTCGCGGAGCACGGAGAAAAAGAATGATTAAACGCAAAAATTTGGGGCAGATTTTTTCATACGACATCTTTAGGGCACAGACAAAGATATGCGAGGCCTGGCTTCTTGTCGCGCCATCAGTGACACAAAGCACGGCCTACACAGTTGACCTTCGTCTTCATTTCACCACTCACGCCACGGGTGATGGCGGTGAAGAGGAATACTTTTACAACATAGACAAGCAGTCAATTACCGCTTCCCAGGCAGACATAGTCCAAAAGTGTGACCGTCTCTTCTTGGCTCTTTGTAAAGACCGCCGATTCTGGCAGCACATTGACGCATTTCTGGAAGGAGTTGGCGCATGAGAATTTCGCGGGAAGAATTTATAAACTACATGGATGAGCTTCGTGAAGCCATTGACTTTTCTTGTAATTTTAGCCTCCTTGCCGATGGTTATTGGCCACCCGGCTCGGCGTTAGCCGTGGAGCTACTTCAAAAGCTCTGTGACGACAGGTATGAGTGGATTTCGTGGTATGTCTACGAACTTGACTTTGGGCGGACTAAGGAGTCCTCTCCCGTGATCGAATTGGAAGACGGGCAGTATTTCCTTATCCCCGGCGTGGGGGAATTATATGACCTTTTAGAAACTTACGCTGATTACATCGTTACCGAAGGCGGCACGGCCTGATGACATCGCCTTCGATTAGAATTCGGACAATCAAGGCTGGCACCCTCTATGGGTACAACCTTGGTGTCCGGGACAGGTACGATTACATCTATTCCGCCTTTGGTAGGTCACAACTCAGTGACTTCCTCTCTCGGCGGGGGATGGAAGTACACACAGATGCGCGGGGAAGACTCTCCACACGGGATGTGATCTGTCTTGACTTTGACTTTGGTAGTCGTTCCTACGAAGAAGAGCGGCAACACGTAGAGAAGATGCTGGCGGAATGTGACCCCGATGACACCGCCCGGCTTGATTATCTTGGTAGCCTCCTTGCCAAGGTAGACGAACGGAAACACCTCTACCGCAAAATGTCCAAGGATGACATACGCACACTTTACTACCGCGACGGGGTGGATGTTCGTTACGTTAGCCATGCTAACGGTGAAATTGAGACAGTGCACTACTGCAAGTTGGAACGTAATGTTTCCAAAGCCAAGATCGGTCAGGTAATTTTTGTCCGCCAGGAATTATACCCCTGTGCTATTGAGTGGCTTACCATGGGTATACAAGCGAAACTCCCGGCGAAGCGGGTCAAAATCGTGGAACTTTCTGCTTACGCGCCGCTTACTACTTCCACCGTTGAAGACATGTGGTATTGTCCGGTGGAAGACATCTTGATCCTGAAAGACCAAGAGAGTGTATTTCACACCCTTGCAGAGATTGTTCGCGGGGAAGACTACGAAACAACAGAAAGTGTCGTTGATGAAGAGAAAACGAAGGCCGCGCGAATGCGGGCGCTTAAAGCGGGTCGTGTGGATATCAATGGTAATCCCCTTTACCACCCCATTCGGAAGAAAATCCCGGTGATTAAGAAACGCTGCATGGTTGTGCAGGAAGAAACTGACGTTGTGAACACCCTCTGGGATGGTATGGGGCTGATCGAAACGACCTGTCTGCCAGAATGGGTGAATGGCATGGCGCTTTTGCGGAACCACTTCTTCAAGATGTGCGGGTTCCGGGCTCGTTTAAGCGACTTTTTCCGGGATTGGTGCCGCGAGAATGGGCATGATTACGAAAGCTACGAAGTAACTGACCTCTTTGGTGTCCCCCACAAGCTGCGCGATATCAAGGTAATTACCACCAATAACGCCTGTAAGTGGCTCAAATTCACGGAATATATGGGCGAAACCCGCGCGGCGGCGTACCGTTATTGGTGTGACCGTATCAATGCGGACGGATCACTGTGGGGCATCGTTAAAACAGACCATCCTTCCAAGCTTGGCCGGGTGCAACAAATGAGCTACCAGATGGTGAACAGCTTACCATGTAGCCGCCTGGACGTAAAAGAGCTTGCGCAGACATCCATTGACTATGTAGAGTCCCTGAAAAGTGACGATGACATATTCAATGCTTACTTGAAGAAGTATTCCAACGCCGTTAATCACTACGAAATGCTCTCTGCGCTGTATGAACATAACCCCGCCATCGCGGAGAGTGATTGGTTCCGCCGGGAAAAGAGCCGTGTCATCGCGGATTACATTCAACGCCTTCGCACCGGGAAAATTACCGTGGAAGGGGACAACTTAACTGTTTGTGGTAATCCTTATGCACTTCTGCTCCACTCTGTAGGTGAAGATTGGCGCAAGGATCCGACCTTCGGTCAGGAAAGTGGAACCATTCAGTGCTACACCACACGCTTCCCTGGTGGTGAATACCTTGCCGCGATTAGAAGCCCGCAAAATAGCCCAAATAACATTGCTTATTTACACAACGTAAGACATGAATGCTTTGACAAGTATTTTGAGTTTAGCCCAAACATACTTGCCTTAAATTGTATCGGGACGGACATTCAACCCCGGTGTAATGGAATGGACTAAGCTATCTTGGTCAGCCATGTGGTAACGCATGGTAAAAAACAATCGGTGAAAACGGGAAGGCTACACGCTTGCGCGTGTTTGATAATCCGTTACGAAGCCCGGCGATGTGGGGTGCTGAACAAACACCGGGAACGTTCAGAGACTAGGCGGTGAGTACCACAAACAATAATCCGCCCACGAGTGCCGATCACCTTACTCTTTCTTTGATAATCCAAAGAAGACAAGAGGGTGAAGAGATAGTCCGACACTCCGGCGAAAGTCGGAGGAGCCCGGGATAAAGAGCCTGGGACATAACAGATGTTGATAGCGATTTCATGCTTACGACAAACAACCCCGTCGTTGTTGGCGCGGCAAAGGTCTGCTATGAAGAATTTCCAACGGTAGTTAATGCGTTAAAAGAAAGTGGCTTGTCCTACGACAATAGCCCGGAAGAATACGCGCGGTTAGATAACCTTCTTGCGAAATCCCGCCGGGCGATCGGGGAAAGCAGTAATGTGGCACAGCTTGCTCTGTCGTATTACTGGTCAGATCCTAAGAGGGTTTACGTTGACAACTTCATAATCCTGGCGGTGCTTGCCCAGGTAGCAATCGATTCTAGTAAAAAAATATACGAAGTGGATCCCTCTACTGAAATCAAGCGGATTAAAAACATGGAATGCATGTTGCGTAATCATGATTACCCGGAATTCATGAAGTATACCCGCCCTCTCATCGGGGTGTCTGAAACCAAAAGTGCCTATGAACAGCTTATGGAAGAGCGCAAACGCCTTATTGATCGTATTGATGTAACCCTTTCCTGCCCTATGAACCATTTACAGGAATGGTTGGACAAAATTCAGGGGGCAAGTAAAGCTGATGTGTTGTCCATTGAGTCCTTCTTGGTATACCATCCCGGCAAGCCAAGGTACGACAAGATAACCAAAGCCGTGAAAGTCGTTATGGATTTTGAGAAAATAGTGATGTCAGTGTTAACCAACTATGACGGGGATGCCGCGCTACGGTACACATATGAGTACGAGGCCTTCCTGGAAGAGTTTGAAACCATCAAAATTCACGATGTAGTTACAATAAGCAGGATGATCTCTTCGTGTATCACTTTATGTTCAAAACGTGACGCTAGTAACGCACAACGGAGAATTATGAGTGCCCACGCCCGGAAAATCATGAACGCTTTGTATAGAACTGCCCCCGAAAAGTTCCTGGAATGCTTCGAATCCGCGTAAGATTTTTGAAAGTTGAAAAAAATTGCTTCGATTTTCGCCGCTTATATAGCTACCAAAATCGAAACTTTTTAAAAAACGGATATAGGGATAAATATGAAATCTGTATCTAAAGTGTATCTAAGTAACTAATTATAACCCTAGACTCCGTTCCTTGTGACAGCCAAGTGCGGACGAGGTTTTAAGGTCAGTAGCAATGCCAGATGTTGTCTAAGCTGTTCCGCGTGGCGGAATGAGTGAAAGAAAGCTACATCTTTTGTTTGTCCCCACAAAGGGACGACAAAAGCGTTAGGTGAAGTTTTTAGAGTTTAAGGGGAATGCCCAGCCCCTTATACTCTCTAGGAGGAAAAAGGAATGCAAATCACGATTACAGAAGCTCTGAATAAACTTAAAGTGCTTGATGCGCGGATTTACAAAGAGATCACAAGTGCCAGCTTTGTGTCCGCCGCGAAGAAGAAGGATACCAAGGTTGGTGTTGTAACCAAGGAAGCATTTAGTGAAGCCGCGCTGGCATCCAAACAGTCCATTGCAGACTTAATCGCTAATAGGGCCAGACTGAAAGCCGCCATTGTCGCGTCTAATGCGGTAACGAAGGTTAAAGTCGGCGACAGAGAAATGACGGTGGCGGAGGCCATTGAATATAAAGCTTCAATCGAATACGAAAAGTCGCTTTATGAAAAATTAACAAATCAGCTTGCCCAGGCAACATCTACTGTTACATCCCGTAATGCCCAGGTGGATGCACAGATAGATAAGCTCTTGGAGGCTGCTTATGGTAAGGACGATACTAAGAAAACGGCGGAAATCTATGACTCAATTGCAAAGCCGTACCATCTGGCCAATGATTGGGAATTGGTAGATCCCATCGGCGCGGCGAAAGTGATGGCGGAACTATCTGCACGTATCACGGATTTCGAGACGCATGTTGATACCGCCCTTTCGGTATCCAATGCGACAACGGTGATTGAATATTAAAGCCTAAGGCTTAAACCTTAGGGCTTTAGCCTTAATGCTGTGGTAGCGAAAACGTCAGAAGACACCCCTCCGCCCGTAGGTAACGGGCTTCACACTTTCTTTAGCAAGAAAGATATTAAGCAGTGGTATTGTAAACCATGTGGCTGAAAGATTGGCTGATTATCAATACGACCATTGAAAGCTCAGACTTCAATGTTCAGAGACGATTAGCAGTTTTGGCCCTTGAAAGTTCAGACTTCAATGTTCATAGATCAATCTTTATGTCTCAGTCTTCAATTCTACCAAAACTTAAACCACAATGAACAAACTTCGATAAACCCGCGAGTTGGTTTCATGGGTTGGTGAACACCCGGACGTTTGTACGCGGCTGCTATCACAGCACAACGATGCGGGGTAGAGCAGTTCGGAAGCTCGCCAGGCTCATTACCTGGAGGTCACAGGTTCAAATCCTGCCCCCGCAAGCATAGACATTCGTGTCAGAAAGGACTCTATGATAAAATTTTATGATACATGTTCGCTCTTAAACCTTGCCGAAAAGGCATTTGAAAGTTTCTTTGTAATTTCCGACATAACCCTTTTGGAGTTAGAAAATATAAAAACTTCGCGGTTTAAGGATGAGGATGTTAAACATAGAGCAAGAGAATTGTCGTGGTTGTTAAGAACTTATGCTGATGGGTATGACATTGTTTCATGGTCTGCCCTGGGCATGGAAGGTAACTTCAACGATGATGAAAAAATCATTCAATGCGCAAAATTCCTGGCGGATTCACAACATGTGGACGAAGTCATGTTCATCACGGATGACATTTGCGCTTTTAATATAGCATCTAAGATTTATGATCTTAACACAGTTACGCTGTCCGACTTATCCGCGGAGGGCGAAGGCTACAAGGGATTTCATGAGGTAACCCTTACTGACGATGAACTGATTGACTTTTGCGACCACTTGAATGAAAACAGATATAACCTGTTAACAAATGAATACCTCATCATTTGGGACACGGATCATGAAAAACTTGATACTTTGCGGTGGAACGGCGAAAAGCACGTTGGCCTGACAAAGAAAAACATCAAAACTATATATTTTAACAAGCTTGAAACTAAAGATGTCTACCAGTCACTTGTTGTAGATTCCATATTGACGAATACCATCACCGCTATTACTGGCAAGGCAGGAAGTGGAAAATCCTTGCTGAGTTTGATGGTAGCCATGTATCTTGTAGAAAAGGGTGACTACGACAGGATCATTATCCTGTATAACACCGTGAAAGTTCGTGGTGCGGCGGATATTGGCTTTTTGCCCGGCTCATCGGACGAAAAAATCCTGGGCGGCGCGTTGGGAAACCAATTAAACTCCAAATTTGGTGATCGCTACGCCGTGGACATGCTCATACAGCAAGATAAACTGCGCATTGTCAGTATGGGTGATTGTCGCGGCATGGAAATACGGGATCATGAAATTCTGTACATCCCAGAAGCAGAAAATACGTCCATTGACCTGATGAAGATATGCTTATCCCGCGCCGGGGATGGGTGCAAGATCATCGTAGAGGGCGATTACAAACAACAGGTTGACAGTAACTATTACGCGGGCGAACAGAATGGTCTGAAACGCCTGATTGATGTAATGAAGGGCGAAGATATCTTTGGTTATATAGAGTTACAGAATGTGTGGCGGTCTAAAATTGCCGCTTTAGTTGAGAAAATGTAAGGAGGAAAAGGACATAGAGGAATTATTTGGAACGGTTTCGAACGACATTTACTGGAATGATGCGTACCCGGATCCGTGTGCGAAAAACTTTTGGGCACTTGCCAAAGAGAGGGTGTTCTACCTGACCGACGAAATCGCGGAAAATGCAATGGGCATTGCAGAACAGATTTTGTCTTGTAATTTTGAAGATAAAGACATCCCCATTGAACAGAGAAAGCCTATCATACTTGTAATCTCTTCTCCCGGCGGCTATTTGGAGCATACATTCCATCTGTGTGACATCATGATGGGAAGTAAGACACCTGTTTACACCGTCAACGGCGGACAGTGCTGTTCAGGCGCGGCTCTTATCCTGATGGCCGGGCATAAGAAATACACGTTGCCGCATTCGTATGCCATGTTGCATACAGGTAGCGGCGGAATTTCTGGAACATATGAACAGACGGAGGCTGCACAGGCCAACTACCGTAAGCAAGTAGCGGCGATGAAGGATTTTATCTTGTCGAACACGAAGATTGAAGAGAAGGTTTACAAGAGAAATCAGTCTAAAGATTGGTACTTCACCGTTGAAGATCAGATCAACTATGGTTTGGTCGATGACATGATTGTAAGTATTTGTGATTTAATTTAAGCGCGGGCTAGGCCCACGCTTTTTGGATTATGGAGGGATAAAAAGGATGGCAATTAACTACAAGGAAAGCCGAACTATTAAACTTAAGGCCACTGGAACACTTGACCTTGACAATGGAATTCTCGTAACCGATGAAGGTTCCATCGCTATTAAACGTCTTCTTGCTGATTTTGACGGGGAAGATATTGACTTCGTGGTAAGCGTTAAATCAGACGTTGATTTAGACATCCCGGAGGATGTAAATGTTTGATCCTACCCTGAAAGAAGGCGAAACTGAATTAGCGTACCTTTGGAGACTTGGCAATGCCCACGAAAATGGGCTTACTACTCTTTCGTGGGACGCAATAGCTGATTTGGTTAACCGTGCCTTTCGTGAAGATACGCCGTATAAGGAATGCGCATATCGAAAAACTTACAGTGCCGCTAAGAAGTTCTGTGATGCCGGGGTTTTATATGCTGGCGGAGAGCCAGGCTTAGAAGAAACAAAGCGCGAAATTATGAAAGAGCGGCAAAAACTCTTTGATGAGCGGCGGGCTATGCGTACTTCTGTGCGAAATGAAGCGCGGAACGACTATGACATGGCCTATCTCGCAGAAAAGCTCACACAGATTGGGGCTGCAAGGTATCCTTATGAACATACGTCACACGTTGTGGCTGGCCACAAAGATATGGTCGTGATGCTGTCGGATTTGCATATTGGTGCGACATTTGATTCTTTCACGGGTAGTTATGACAGTGAAATCGCGCGGGCTAGGATGGCCCAATACTGTCAGAAGGCCATTGAACTAGCAAAGGCAAACGCTGTTGAAACGGTCTATATCGTTGGCCTGGCGGATTACATCAATGGGAACATCCACCTCTCAGTACAGGTAACCAACAGGGAAAATGTTATTGACCAGATTAAGATTGCTTGTGAGCTTATTACTGAGTTTGTCTATAAGCTGTCCTGCGAAGTTAACAATGTACGTGTCTATGGTGTTTCTGGTAATCATTCCCGGCTTGCTAAGAAGAGTGACGCGCTGACCGATGAGCGGTTAGATGCCCTTGTTCTTTGGTATGTAAAGCATATGCTTGCTGGTTGTGGCAATGTCGCGGTGTGTGATGAAAACATTGACAGCACCGTGTGCCTTTTCCGCATTTACGACAAGCTCTACGTTGGCGTTCACGGCGATTACGATGGCATGGATAGCGGAAAGATCAAGAGTTTATGTATGTGGCTCGGCGAAATCCCCTATTGCGTAATGATGGGGCATAAACACTTTAACGCCATGACAGAAGTGAATGGTGTCAAGGTAGTCCAAAGCGGCTCCTTATGTGGTAGCGGCGACAATTTTACGCGGGAACAGCGGCTGTCTGGCTCCGCGCAACAAATGATTTTGATAACCAACGACGGGGAAATAGAGAACATTTACCCCGTTGTTTTGTAGTTGGAAAAGGAAGGAAGAGAAAGAATGCTTAAGAATAAAGCAGAGTTGGGGGCAAGACGTCGTCTGATTGAGCGATATTCTGAAAAAGCTCTTGTCCCAATGTATCAGGCAGAACTCGCCGTGTCAGACCTTACCGAATGTATGAAAGAAATGCTAATTGAAGAAGGTGTCCTGCGTTTCCCCGGCTTTTTCACGCTTACTGTGGAAGAAAGGCCGGAACGAAAAGGTTTCAATCCTAAAACCATGGAACACGATACCTTTCCACCCACTAAAGTCATTAAACTTAAGGTTGCACGGGATGTAAAAGAAGCGGTTAAACAGGGGGAATAGTAAATGGCGACAAATACCCCGGCGAATGTAGCCGCTCTTAGAATGTCGATTAAACAGCTTGAAAATAAAAATCAAGAATTACAGGAAAAACTGTCAAAGGCCCACGAGGATAAGGACACTGAACTTCCTTGGTGTCACATGTGTAATCGACATATGACCAGGGATCACTTCTATGTGTCAACGGATCCTAATAATCGAAGCGGCCTTACCGGGATTTGCAAGGATTGTGTCAGCCGCATCGTGTTTGGCCTTAATCAATTATCGGCGCGGAAAAGGAAGATAAACGGAAAAATAAATACAGATAAAGAGCATGTGATTGCGGCGTTAAGGTATCTTGATAAACCGTTTATTACCCGTTTGTGGGACGCTAGCGTGTTGGAATGTATGGATGAGACTACAAAAACGAAGCATACACCATGGGATGCTTATATCAAGAATATCCAAATGAAGCCATATCAGGGGATGACGTTCGCGGATTCCGACTTCTTAAAAGGAATTGATCTTGGTAATTATTTCTCCACCTCGGAAGAAGAGAAGGAACTAGATGAGGATACCCGTGAAGAATTCGAACGTAACCGGGCAGATGTCATTCGTCTTTTGTCGTATGATCCATTCAAGGCCGAAAAGCCAGAAGATCAGCCTTTGTTGTATTCACAGCTTCTTGGTCTGCTTGACAATAGCGAAGACAGTAATGATGACATGATGCGTATTGCGTCTTGTATCAGCATCGTCCGCGCGTTTTTACAGTTGTCCAAGATTGATGACGCTTCCGCACGTGTTATGGGTGACTACGCAAGTATTACTACCAACTTGCAGACAATCAAGATGATGGAAGACAGTAAGAAGAACATTTCCGCGCAGATCACACGACTTGCGGAAGATTCCTGTATTTCCTTGAAGCATAACAAAGACGCAAAGAAGGGCGAAAACACCTGGACAGGTAAAATCAAAAAGATCAAAGACATTAATCTTCGTGATGGCGAAGTTAACGGTTTTGACATAGAGACTTGCCGTTCCATGTCTCAGATCATGGATATTTGTAACCAAGCCCTTATAAAGCAGTTGCGGCTTGATGAATCTGAATATAGCGACATTATCGCTTCGCAGAGAGAGCTTATCACTTCCTTGCAGGAAGAAAAGGACTCTTTCCGAGAAGCATCGCGCTTACTTTTGCGGGAAAACTGCGATTTGAGGAAGGAACTAGAAAAGCACGATCTGCTTAACACTGATTACTTAATCAATGTGGAGAACATCTTCTCCCCTTTCCAGGAATCTGATGTCGAACCTGTAAAGAAAAAGCGCAGAAGATCTAAAAAGGACGGTGATAGCGGTTGAAAAACGACCCTTTTCAAGTCCTCACCCTAAAAAACAGATGTGTTCAGGAAAATACTATTTATGTTCCTAAGACGGCCTTCGCCATGTCGTCCCGGAAATTGGAACGCCTAGAAAAAATAGCGTTAATACAGAAATATTATCAGTGTAATCCCGTTAAATTCATACGGGATTTTTTTAATATAGAGCTATTGGACTTCCAGGCCCTGATTGTCCAGCGATGTTGGATCTGCCCGAACGTAATGGTTCTTGCAAGTCGTGGCGCGGGTAAATCCACGATCATTGACTTGCTGATTATGGCGAAGCAGATGCTTTTCAATAACTACTGGACATATATTTGTAGCACCAATGGTGCGCAGAGCCAGCAAACCTTTGTAACTTTAGAGCGTCTAGCCAATGACAACATTGACGAAATGATTGGTTCCACGGGCTACATCTTCAAACAGGAAGTTGAAGTCAAAGCTGGCGGGGATGGTTTTCAGCACAGCAATAACGGCTTTTCTTATACCGTTTATAACGGCGGTACGACCAAGACATTAAATTCCAATGTAGATGGTCAGCGTGGTCACCGTGGAAACGTTATGTTTGATGAAGCTTCATTCTGTAGTGCTGAATTGCTGTCTGTATACGGCGCATTTGCGGTTGTAAATAAAGACTTCAAGACGGGTACCGACGGGGAAGGTGAAACCCTCGACTCCGTGTATTTAAAGTCTATCCCGCGAACACCGCCTTACCAGAAGTTTTACATTAGTTCCGCTTCAAGCACGGACACGGAATACTATAGGCTTTACAAAGAGTTTGCCAAGAGGATGCTCATTGGTGATCCCAATTATTTTGTAATCCAGGTTCCTTGTGACCTTCTATTTGAACCAACACTTCACGGAAAACAGATCAACTCCTTGCTCCAAAAGGACACCGTTGAAACGGAAATGGCGACAAACCCTGAGAAAGCCCGCCGGGAATACTTTTGTCAATTTACGACCGATGCGGGCGCGGATGCCATTGTAAGGCGTGGTGTTATCACGAGGAATGAAGTTATTCGTAAACCTCTTCTTGTTAACGATACAGGCGACAAGAAGTTCATCATCTGTTATGACCCCGCACGGAATAAAGACAATTCAGTCATTCTTGTAGGCGAAATCTACACAGAAATAAATGAGGATGGTTCTAAAGATCAAAAGGGGCGGCTTGTTAACTGTGTCAACTTGATTGACGTAAACAAGAAGCAGAAAACGCCTATGCAAACACCCGAACAGATTGAGCGGCTGAAAGAGATTATCCTGGATTATAACCAGGGCGGCGATGAGACTTACAGTAATATCATTGGCGTGTATATTGATGCCGGATCTGGCGGTGGCGGCGTAAACGTGGCGGACTATCTGATGGAAGACTGGGTTGATAAGGCGGGGAATACGCACAGAGGGCTTATTGACAAGGAATACTCTGCCGATTACGCAAGTAAGTTCCCCAATGCCGTTAATAAGCTTCACCTGATGTCTCCTACGGGTTACAAGTCTGAAATGTTTGAAGCTCTCATAGAAATGCTTCACCAAGACAAAATAGAATTTACAGGCGAATACGACAACCGTGGCTACTTAACGATCTTTAACACAGATGACAAGAAGCTGTCCAACATCCGTAAGGAATTGGATGCCAAACTTGCAAGCGGTGAACTTGATAACGAACAGTATGCTCTTGAAATGGAACAGCGGCTTGGCGCTCTGAAAGTAAGTAGTTCCATGGTTCGTTTGAATCAACAAGAAGAAGTTGCTCTGAGTGGTATTGATGCTCTGAAAGAAGAGCTCGTTAATATGATCCGTATCCATCGAAATAACCATAGGGATTCTTTCGAATTAGCGCCTGATAAGCGTAATACTTTGCATAGACAGTTGTGCCAATATAACCTTGCCGCATAAGTGGTTATATTGAAAATTCAACCTGATTGACTTGGAAGCCCGGAAGCGGGTGACAGGGCGCAAGTTTTAATACAGCGTGAACGACTAAGTGGTTGAATCCTGGCGGCACAGGAATGCGATAGTCTGAACTGGCACTATAACAAAGCGAAATGCCAGATTAACAATTTTGGACGATAGGGCCTACACATGCGCTATGTTTGCTTATGGCCTTATGGAAGAACGACGGAAACATATTACATCCAAAAAGAAAGCAAAGAGTGACTTTGACATAGATAAATTACCAATTAAAGTTGGTCAAAGAAACAGTTTATTTGACATGTAAGGAGGGGGGATTGGTGCCTACACGTAGTCAGAAGGAGGGTACGTCCTCCAACAAGAAGTTAACGGTAGCGGAATTGCGCACGAAGTTCGCGGAGTATGAGGAAAAACTTGCGAAGTTTGAAGCGGTAAAGGTTGCCATGCAACTTGTCGATTTAACAAAAACCGAAACCGCAACTTATCAGGTGTTTTCCAAAGATCGACTTCGTACCTTTATGCGGAACCCATACCGCAATGTTACTAATTTAAGAAATCTTAGCCGTTTTTTATACACGGTGTCACACCCATATAGACGGCTTATTCAACACAATGCGCAGATGATAGACCTGACTGCGCAGACCTTATACCATCGTCTGAAAACGTATCCTGTAACGGAAGATCCTGATGCGATCCTTAAGAACTATTATGATACCGCTGTTCAGATAGATAAGATGGCTCTTCACGATGAGATATACAAGTGTCTTATCATTGCTTGGCGGGAAGATGCTTTCTATGGGTATACATACGAAGACAAGACAGGCTTCTTCATTATGCCGCTTGATGGCGATTACTGCCAGCCCTCTTCTATCAATTACGACGGAACGCTGAACTTTGCTTTTGACTTTTCGTATTTCCAGAAACACCAAGACCTGTTGGAATTTTGGGATAAGGAATTCAAGCAGAAATACAACAAGTATCAGAATGATTCCACGCTTCGTTGGCAAGAACTTGATCCGAAGAGAACGATGTGTTTGAAGGTTGACATGGATAATTGGCAGTATCCTACTCCGCCCTATATCGGGCTTTTTGAGCCTATCATTGACAATGTAGACCTTCAAGGGATCCAAAACTTAAAGGATAAGCTGAGTGTGTATAAACTCTTGGTAGCTAGGCTTCAACCTTTGTCAGGGGCTAAAGACCCGGACGACTTTGAGATTGATCCCGATACTGCCATTGAGTATTACAACCGTTTTGCGTCTTCATTGCCGCCAGAAGTTAACGCCGCTATTTCTCCTATGCCTATTGATGTAATTGACTTCAAAGGTAATAACACAGACGACGTTGACATGATTGCGAAGAGTACAAGTAATCTCTTCAAACTTTCCGGGGGATCTCTCATTCTTGATAACACCCGCACGGGTACGACCATTTATGAAGCGCAGATTTTAAGTGAACAACTTCACGCATTGAAGCCGCTTCTTGGCCAGATTGAAAAGTGGATCAACAGATATCTGGGCTACCGAATGAAAAACCCGGCGAAGGTAAAGTATATTGAAGTCACACCTTATACCAAAAAGAAACGGAAGGAAGAATATCTGAAATCTGGCCAATACGGTATTCCAGTGAAGATGGCAATTGCGGCGCTTGACGGAATTAGCCCTCTTGAAACGCTTTCTGCTATGTGCCTGGAAAATGACGTTCTGGAATTACACAAGTATTGGATACCTTTGCAGTCTTCTTTCACTGGTAGTTGGCGCAGTGTCGATGGGGAAGGCGAAGTTGGCGCACCGACCAAAGATGGTGATGACCTCTCAGATGAGGGTAGCGATACTCGCGAGCAGGACAAGAATGGAAAGGGATGATAACTATGAGTGACAATACTCAACCTTTTATCCGCACGACAGACAAGGAGACGGCTGAACTTCTAATGAAATGCGGCTATCAGCTTGTCAGTCATGATGGTAAAGAGTTTATCTTTATCAATTCTCCCGGTAAAAACACCGTGAAGTTTGATGATACACATGTAACATATACAAATATATTGCACATGTAGAAAGGAGGATTAGTGGGAAACTTTTTAACACTGGAACAGCTCTTGCAGTTCTGCAAAGATAATAAGCTTACGCATTTTTCGAGCGCGGCAGCAGGAAAACCTATTGGCGTCACTATCCCCGCTACATATGCGGTAGAAGATGATCCTGCCCGGCGCGGAATGTTAACCTTGCGCGTTAAGGTATGCCATACCGGCGTTAACCGTAACCATACATGCATCAGAGAAGACACTATGCGCAAGGCCATGCCATCCTTGAAGAATAGGCCGTTACTTGCATGCATTCATCAGCTTGATGATGGTTCCTATGATTTTGAATCCCATAACATGGCAAAGGATCAGGATGGCAACGATGTTTATCTTGAACAGCAGATCGGCAGTTTTACAGAAGACGAACCTTTTATAGAACATGATGACGCGATGGATAAAGATTATGTCATCGCTTACGCGGTGGTATCCGAAGAGTATACCCGCGCGGCTGATATCATCAGGGAAAAGGGTGGCTCCAAAAACTCCTGTGAACTCGTTGTAGACAACTTTACCTACGACGTAGAGGCTGGTTGTTTGGAGATAAACGACTTTTATTTTTGTGGTTCTACTCTCCTTGGAAGAATGGATGACGGTACTGAAATTGGCGAAGGCATGTTAGGTAGCCGCGCCGACATTGTAGAGTTCGGACTCTCTGGCACGAACCAGAGTTCTGATATAGAAAATTTTGAGGAAGGAGGAAACCGAATGGAGGAAGAAAAACTGATTAACACCCAGGATGAAACCGAGGCTGCTCCTTCTGCTTATGATGACGGTGCAGATCCGACCAATCCAGAGACACCCGGTGAAGGTGGTGGCGGTGCAGAGCCGACCAATCCAGTAACACCCGGTGAAGGCAATGGCGGTGCCGAAGGTGAAGGTGAAGGCGAGGATGAACCCCTTGATACTTCTACCGACTTAACACCGAAGAAACGCGCGGAGAACGCCTTTGAGAAGTATGAGCTTTCTTTAAATGAGAAAGAAGATGCGTTGTTTAATCTTGTAAATGCCACTTATAGCGAAGCGGACAACACAATTTACATGATTACTGCGTATGACACTTATGTAGTTATGCGCGACTGGTTTAGCCCGATCAATTACAAGCAAAGCTACACCGAAACCGATGGTGTCTTCGCTCTGACAGGTGAGCGTGTGCGTGTTTATGCAACTTATCTGACAAAAGAAGAGCTTGCAGAGATTGACAATATGCGTAAGGAAAATGCGGAACTGAAAGACTTTAAAGCGTCCGCTGAGAAGGTATCTGTCGAACGCGGCGAAAAACTTGCGTTACTGAATTCTGAAAAGTTCGCGGCCTTACATGATGAGGATAAATACACCGAACTGATTAAGAATATTGACAGCTACTCTCTCACCGACTTAGAGAAAGAAGCCAAAGTCGTTCTGTTTGATTACAGAGAAGCTCACCCTGTTGAGAATCACAAAATTGACCTTGAGTTAGAAACAAAGCCCGTCAAGAAGACCTTCGGGACTCTGTTCAATTAAAACCACCTAAAGGCGGTTTATTTTTTTTATTATTAAATATATTTGGAGGTATAACTAATCATGGCTGTTAGTTTTCTGAATTTTTCTACAAAACATGCCGTAGCGGGTTCTACGAAGATCCATGCTACTGTTTGTGGCCATATGTACAGCGTCTTACTGTCCACCGATGCTGACAATGGCAACATTATTGGTCTTGGAGCATATGTTGCTCCCGAATATTACGCAGAAGCCGCCGCTTCTAACACTTTTGCGGGCAAGATCATCGAGCAGGCTCCCAATGGTAATTGGTATGTAGAAGTTACCGCTGTTGGCGCAAATGACCTGCTTGTTCTTCAAGTAACCGATAGCGAGGGTTATGACTACACCTCTCGTATGCGCGACGAAGCATATTTCTACAACAAGGCTGGCGATATTGTACGTTGCTATCCGCTGGAAGTACATGACGTATTCGAAGTATCCGCCGAAGCATTCACTGGCACCCCGGCAAAGAACAAGACCGTATCCGTAGCTTCTAAGAAGCTTGTGGTTGCTGCTTAATTTGAGGAAAGGAGGAGGTAAATATTATGAGAATCAATTTTACAAATATGAGCACTCGTGAAGTGTTTGAGAATAAGAGCTTTGCTGAATTTACTCAGCTGATGTATGAAACCGCTCGTGGCGGCGAGATCAGCGATGGCCTGACCGCAAAACAGGCTAACGACAGAATCCGTGAAATCCACTTCGAAATCCTTGGCCTTTCCAATGATGCGAAGCCGAAGGATGTTCGCCGGGCTATTCGTCGTCATAAATTAGACATCTATGAAGTACATGAAGATGTTATTCAGGATCTGTTAAAGACTGGTTGGGGTGACAATCCTTTCTTCAACGAATTTGTTGAAATCCGTAATCTGGAAGATGGCGATACCAATGAGTTCTATGTAGCTGATGATGTAATCCTGACCGTTGCTAAGTTCTCTGGTAATCATCATGATCTGTTCCGTCAGCGTTTAGGTGGTGGTCAGCCTTTCACCATTCCTACCGCTTGGTATGGTGTTAAGTTCTACGTAGAGTACGAACACTTCCTGAATGGTAGAGTAGATTGGGCTACCATGGTTCAGAAGGTATATGAAGCTTTCGACAAGAAAGTTAACGACATGGTATACAACGCCCTGATTGGTGTTGGTAGCCTGCTGTCTCCTTCCGCCGTATTTACTGGTAGCGGCGATCTGGATCGTGATGATGTTCTGAACCTGATTGAGAATGTTCAGGCAGCTACGGGCAACGAAGTTGTAATCATGGGTACCAAGACTGCTCTTGGTAAGCTTGATGCTATTGGCGACGTTTCCTGGCGTTCCAACGAGATGAAACAGGAAAGATACACCACTGGCCGTCTTGGCTATTGGGAAGGTGTGCGTAAGATTGAGATTCCTCAGTCCTTCGTACCCGGCGATCTGACTCAGAAACAGGTATCCAATGATATCCTGCTGTTTATGCCCGTTGATCCGAGCAACAAGTTTATCAAGGTAATCAATGCGGGTGAAGCTCGTGTGTTCGAAGACACCGATCCTAACACCAACATGGATATGACCCTGGAATATGAATACCAGCAGAAACTTGGTGTTGGCGTTGTCATCGGCAAGAAGTTCGGTATCTGGGATATGGGGAACTAACCCGTAATAACATTTGCCCCGTCTACCCGGCGGGGCTTTCACTATTTAACGAAGGAGTAAATGGAAATGGCAACTAATAAAAATGTAGATGAAACCGTAGCAGAGATTCAGGCACCTGAACCTAAAGTTCAGAAGAAAGTTTACAAAGGCGACGATACAATCCCGTGTCGTTCCGTAACCCGTGGGCTGTTAGTTCACATAGGAAAGAAGACGGGAGAAATTTATCGTTGGGCAGATTACGGTGACGTAACGGAAGTGGAATACCAGGATTTAATGGCACTTCGCGCTACACGGGCGAAATTCCTCTATGGCCCTATGTTCATTATCGAAGATGATGAGCTGTTGGAAGATGAAAGATGGAAAGGCGTGAAGGAAGTTTATGCCAAAGCCATCAAGTATGAGGATTTAAACCGTTTACTGCAAGCGAACTCTTCTGAATTTACGGCGATCCTTAAGGATATGCCTAAGGCAATGCGCAAGGCTGTATCTACTGAAATTGCTACTAGACTTGAAGAGGGAACTTTTGATTCTCTCCAAAAGGTAAAAATCGTTGATGAAATTTGCGGAACAGATTTAAAACTGCTTCTGTAGGAGGTAGTTAATGATTTCTTATGAAACGATCTTTTCGCGCTTTCTATCGTTGATTACGGATTATAATTTGTCCTTATTATCCGACAGTGACGTAGAGCAGTTGGAAACAGAGTGGTTACACATAGCTTGCTCTGAGCCGCGAATACGGCAGAAATTCAGCGCTTTTTCATTGGATGATATGATGGGCGAAGTGAGTTACAGTTTGGTTCATTCCGTTGATGAATATGCGGATAATGAGTATGTGGTCAGGTTATTGTCCCTGGGCATGGCGATAGCTTGGTTACAGCAACAGGTTGATTCTGTTCTTCACACTGCCCCCTTTATTGGCGGCGACAAAGAAAAGAAGGTTTTAGATAATCATGCGAGTATGATTGGGCGGTTGGATACCATGAAGACTGAACTGCGCAAAACACTGCGCGACTATGGCTATTACAACAATGCTTACGTCAGAGGTGAACTGTAATGGAATACTTATATGGTAACCTCTCCGACAAGCAAGTAAAAGACCTGGCGAGGCAAATGCACAATGACATTCATAAGCTTTTGCTGTATATGGATCCAAACGTGGAAAATAAAACCTTTACCGATGATGATGAGTTCCGGCGATTCTTTCGCAACACACTCTTCCGCTTTGGCGGAATGAATAAGCTTTTACAGGAACCCAATCGGATGCCTTACTTTTTATCTGCGCTTCAAGCGGCTTTTGACGAATTAGAACACGATCCGTTCGACTTCCACATCTATCGGAAGCTGATCTTAGATGCCCATGGCTATCTTTCTGAGATTTTCGGGGAGGTATAACAATGCCTGACCTTGAATTATACAGAAAGCGGTTATGGGGTAAGAACAGTTCGCCGTTCCCAATGTTAGGCCGTATCCACCACAACAACGCTAACCTAGCGATGGAGGCAACTTGGGACACAGATATCCAATCGCGGCGGTGTTACATCTATGACTACTACCATGATGATGACCCGGCACATAATGAAGGTATGACGTATGAGGATACGATAAAAACACCTATAGACGCAAAATTCATCATAACTCAGCACCAAACTTTAGCAAAAGATAGGGTTGAGTACCATATTCAACTTAGACCTTCACAACCTCTTCGTTTTACGGAGGAAGACGAACTGTATTACTATGAGCAGAACTTTGTTCAGAGATATGCCGCGCGTTTTCCTATTGGTATGTACATTGACATCCCCGATGAAAACGAAGTCTACCGTCGTTGGCTCATTGTTGAATATGAAATTGGCAATCAGTTTCCTAAGTATACTGTTTTGCCATGTAATTACAGGTACCACTGGATTGAGTTTCAGGGTAACAGAAGACTGAAAAGAAAGATGTGGGGAGTTACCAGAAGCCAAAACAGCTATAATTCGGGACTCTGGTCGGACTACCTTTTCACATCTGTTCAGAACCAGACTAAGGCTTGGTTACCACTGAACCCAATTTCAGAAAAAATATACTACACTGCCGATGTTGACGGCACACCTATAAATCAGCGCGTCGTAGTAAGCGCACCGAATGACCATCCGATTGTTTGGAAAGTATCCAAGGAAGAGGATGCGGCATCTTTTGGTATTGCGCATATTACTTTGGCGCAGGATTTATGGGATCCTAACAGGGACTATATTGACAAGGATGATGTTGATGACATTTTTGCAATGTATGCAAATTACTTTGTCGATGGGGTAACACCTATTGATGATGAAACCAACGATTACAAATGTGTCATTACCTCTAGTGTTCCAACCATCAAGATCAAAGGTGGCTATCGAAAGTTTACTTGCTCTGTTTTCAACGTCAACGGCGAAGAAATGAGCGGCATAGCCGCCGATAAGCTCACCTGGGCATATACGATTGACGGCGAAGACGCTACTGAACTTTTATCTGTAATCTCTGATGGGGTTACCAGAAAGATCAAGTTCCTTGGAGATAGGTCTTACATCAACAAAATCTTACACATTTCTTGTTCTTATCAGTGGGGCAAACGAACAATCGAAGGTTCTACTGATGTAAGTATTGGTGTTATTTAGGAGGTGACGTATGGCTATCACCAAAGAGAATATCTGCGAAGAATTAAATGCTTATGCAATTACCCCCGACGATGACGCAATCAGGATCAAAGAATTGATTAAACAGGAACTTTTACATTGTCCAGAACTTTTGTATGCGTTAAACAACAAAGACCATGTTGGTCAACTTTTCGATGCCGATGGCAACTTAGACGAAGAGGGAGAATGGGACTTGTACTTCAATGACAACGTGCGGCCTTATACTTTCTTCCCGGAATCTCAGAGCGTTGCTAAGAATTATGTTTGCTACAAGACAGAATTCGAAGATGTAACCCGCTACAATGCCATTGAAAAGTATATGCGTATAACCTTTATGGTATTGTGTGATGTTCATGATATTATCGATCCCGATACTGGTCTTGCCAGACACGACCTAATCGGGTCCATAATCCGGGAGCGGTTTAATTGGTCTAACATTTTCGGGACACAAGTGAAACTTGTTAGCAACAAAGAAAGTGTTACCGATAATAACTATATCACAAGGACTATGATTTTCCAGGGCCTTACCCCGAACTCAATTGTTCGTACGGATAAGAATGGTACGAGAATAATCAACAATGTTGTAAGGACTGCTTATGACAAATGACGAAGCTCTTGGCATAGACGAATTAAAGATGTATTTTGGGCGTGATTATCAGGTAAGTGATAAGATTACGCTCCACACCCCCACCGTCGGTGAGATCATTGATTTTGGGGAACGTAAATACTTTTATGCAATTCATTCTCTTACTTGCATTCCGTCGGATATGAAAAGTGAACTGTTCGACAAGGGCATAGACTACGAAACAATCAGTGATTATGAGCTATTCTTGTATTTAATCCAGTCTTTAACCCCCGAATATACTGGGCTATTATTTGGGGACATAGATTTCTCCGTAATGAGAAGATATAAGGATGTGGAGAATGATGAGATATGCTTATGTGACTTAGATAGGGAAATCAAGATAGATAAACTTGTGTATACTAAGATTTCTACTTATCTTCGCAAGATGCACGACATCCACCCGAAGATTGAACATGCATATAACCAAACTACAAAAGATATTCTTATACAGCTTGACCGGGAAAAGATTGAGAAGGCTAAGAATACGCCTTATAAATCGCCGCTTAAACCGATGATTTCCGCCATGATGCGCTATCCTGGGTTTAAGTATAAGTCTTCCGAACTTGCTGAGTGTAGCATATATGAATTGATGGACACTGTAATAGGCTCGCAAATTTATGTCTCTTCCACCGCCCTTATTCAGGGTAGTTATAGCGGCATGATAGATACGAGCAAGATACCTAAAAAGGAATTTAATTGGATGAGAAGCGCTGATGATTAAACATCGGTGCTTTTTTATTTTCATAAAAACATAAACTACAAAGAAAGGATTTGTACAAAATGTTCGATTTGAATAATTTCGTTATCGACAGGGTCATCCGTGGCTTAATGACTTCTACTGCCGATGGTACTCTGATGTGGTCTATTAACCAGATTACCGAACCGTCTCTTTCCATTACGATGGATACTTCCGAAGCTGTTGACGCTATCGGTTCCCGTATCGCATCTTTTAACCGTGGTAAGTCCGCCCAGTTTACGGCGAACAACTCCATGTTTGACCTTGGCCTGTATGCCGCTCAGAACGGTGTAGAAAAGGTAGTCGCAACTTCTACGAACACCATTACTACCCCTTGCTTTGAGACTCTGACCGTTCCCGCTACTGTTAGCACCCCGGTTGCTCTGTCTCATGCTCCTAAGGCTACTCCTAAGGAAATCTTCCTGCTGAAAGGTGATGGCACTCTTGGTGACAAGCTTGTATACAATGCTACCGCTGGCGCGGGCAAGTTCACCTATGATGATTCTACTCATGAGATCACCTTCCCTAGCGGTTCCACTGCTGGTTCTCAGTATTTCATCATGTACGAATATGATGCTGAGAATGCTGTTTCCGTAACTGGCGATGCCATCAACTTCCCGAAGGCTGGTAAGTTCATCATGGAACTGCTTGGTAGTGACGTTTGCGACACCACTACTCTGATCCATGCTTATCTGATCTTCCCGAACGCAAAGCTTGACGGTAACGTTGATATTTCCTTCACAACTGATGGTAACCATCCGTTCACCATTCAGGCTAACCAGGCATACTGCGATACTAAGAAGATCCTGTTCCAGATCGTTATCCCCGAAGAGAACTAAGTAATTTACTAGGTGTGCATCCCGCACACCTAGATTTTCTATAAGGGAGGAAACGATATGGCTAGAAATAATAGGACTTGTTATTTTTGCGGCAAAGAGTACAGCTATTGTCCTAACTGTCCAAGAGACAGAGAAAAGCCCGCCTGGTATGAAATGTGGTGTAGTGAAACATGCAAGGAACTTGACCATATTTTAAAGGAAAACCAGTTTGGCAGATTACAGGATGAAGAAGCGGCGGAACAAATTAAGAGCATTGAGTTACCAGAGATAACCAATACCGATAATGCCGCGAAAATTGGGCAACTGTTGGCTACAAAGAAAAAGAAAACAAAAACTCACATTAGTGAATAATGCATCATGGGATACATATATTCACTAATAAGAATGTGTGTAATCCCATTTTTTTACGGAAAGAAAGGAATAAAAATGGAAGCGAAAATTAAAGGAAAATACTCTGGCAAGGAATACTATGCCTCGGAGGCAATTAGAATATTAAATCCAGCACAAGCCGCCGCTTATTGGGTAAATGGTGTGGAACCTTTAGATGTGTACCCATGCCGGGATCCTGAACGTAAGACCCCGCAAGTATGTTACGTGTTTCGTAGGAATGAGACTAAAGTTGTATTTGATAAGTGGTGTAAGCATGAGCTAACTTAGGAGGATTTACGATGTATCTTGATTATGCCGCGACTACACCGTTAAAGGTGGAAGTTAAGGAGGCTATCTATAAATATCTGAATAATTATGGTAACCCCTCGTCTTTACACGCTGTAGGGGATGCCGCGAAAAAGGTTTTGATTGAGAGTGAGCGCACCATAGCGCAGTTCATCCATGCAGAAGCGGATCAGATTATATTCACTTCTGGCGGTTCAGCTTCGAACTGTTTGGCTATCGAAGGATGGCTTGCTGAGAATGAAGGTGTCGTCCACTACTCTCCTATTGCGCATAAGTCAATCTTAGAGTGCGCGAAGGCACAAGGTGACCGTGCCATTCCTTTGGTAGTTGATGCCCAGGGAAAGATTGATCTTAGTATTTTAGATGAACGTCTTGAACAGCAAAATGGACTTGTGGTAATTGACTATGCAAACTCAGAAATTGGCGTTATCCAAGATGTTAACGCTATCATAACTATATGTCATAAATACAACTGCCCGGTCTTTTTAGATGCTACCGGGAGCATTGCGCAAATCCCAGTGAACGTGAAGAAGCTTGATGTGGACATGCTGGCCTTTTCTGGTCATAAGCTTGGCTCTTTAAAGGGATGCGGCGTATTATATAAAAAGAAAGACATAAAACTGAAACCGCTCATTTATGGTTCGCAAAATCATGGATTGTTCGCCGGGACAGAGAACATGATTGGTATTGTCGCACTCGCGGCAGCTGTGAAGAACTATGACTACTCTTCTATCACCACATTTGGTTGTGATTATCTTTGGGGCGCAATCTCTTCAAGGATCCATGACGCTCATTGGATTGGCGGGGGATTACCTCACAATCTCTATGTAATTTTTGACGGCATTTCTGGAACCCACTTGTCTGTGCTCTTAGATGTAAGAGGTTACCAAGTGTCTGCCGGGTCTGCTTGTAGTAGCGGGTCTAAGGAAATATCCTCTACACTCCGCGCGATTGGTCAGACTAACGATGGTATCCGTATCTCTCTGTCCGGGAATGAATCCTTTGGCTCACTTGATGATTTCATAAATGTCCTTGAAGAATGTGTGAAGGTACTGCGCGGTGAGTAAGGAATACACGAAGTATCACGTTCCAAAGGATAAATCATTAAGAACCTGTGATGGTATCATTTTCGATTCTGTCCTGGAAATGCGGTACTACAGGGAAGTGCTTATCCCCGGCGTTGAAAGCGGGGAAATCGTGAACTATGAACTCCAAAAGAAATATCAGCTACAACCAGGATTCACGCATAATGGACAGCATATCAGGGCAGTTGATTATGTAGCTGATTTCGTAATTACATATAGGGATGGGCATGTTGCTGTCGTTGATACCAAAGGAAAGGCGGATGCTACCGCTTTACTAAAGCGTAAATTATTCTACTATAAATATCCCGACATTGACTATCAATGGATCGGCTATTCTAAAATTGACGGCGGGTGGATGCCGTATGATGAGATAAAAAAGAAAAGGAAGGAACGTAAGAATGGAAAATAAAATCAAGGTATCGAACTTAATTCAGCTTTTTGACGCGGATAAGACCAAAGACAAAACCAACCTGTTCAGCCAGGTGAAGTTCTTAGATTACTTACCGTATGACCAGAAAATCGCAATTGCGACGGTAGTTATTTCTACCACATGTATCAATCATGAGAATGGTAACATCTATGTAAACTCCCCGATGAGATCAATGTATACAATCTTAACGATGCTCTCTGTTTATACCAATATCGACATTACTCTTGGTGTCACCAAAGATGGTGATGATGCGCACGAAGTTGCTACGCGGGTGGGCAATGAGTTTGACGAAATGAACAAGCGCGGGCTGATTTCGTTACTGTTTGAACGTATCCCGGAAAGAGAGCGCGAGGAATTTAAAACCGTGATGGATATGGTATACAATGATATGTTCACAAATAAGTATGAACCTCACGCTTATATTGATGAACTGCTTGACAGACTTAGCAATGTAATTACGCCGTTGCTGAGTGTTCTTGAAAAGGCCGAAGGTCTGCCCGATGAAGTGTAATGTCAATGTTGATATTCCCTTGGATTTAACCTTTGATCTTGATAGATACGGGCAACGTGCTTGTTATCGGTTGGCTGAAATGTACCGGGATGACATCGTGAAGGATTACCGTAGTATTGTCACAGAATTCTACAATGAATATGAACCGCATAACTATGTGCGACACCATGACCGCCCTGAGTATACTCTCCAAGGTTTAATGTTAACGTATGATCGCGTTTTGCAACCCACCACACAAGGGTATGTTGCCGGAATCATGATAACTCCTAATCATATGTATAACGATTACCATGATCCAGAGACATGGGTATTGGATAGCTTTCTGGCGGGCTATCATGGACGATCAATACATTTTGGTATGTATCCTCTTGTACAAATAGAAGATGAGTTAAGAAGGCAACCCAAAGTAGACCACACAAGAGCGGCTATTCGTTATGCTAATAGTGCATTATACAAGGTGCTAAAGGTAGCATCTCCTTTTTAATATAACATACGATTGTCTCCTCCTTGTTGGAGGATGTAATCATTTTCGGCTCCTGTCACATTAGGCGACAAGGAGCCGTTTTATTTTAACTACAAGGCGGTGATAATCATGTCTTCGAATCCGAAAATTCTGTTGGAATTTGAATACCGACAGTCATTGGATAATGCGATCAAGGGCATAACCACAGCACTAGAAGGGATTAAGAACACCAAGCCCACCGTCGATTTATCCGATGTAGAAAATAAACTAAAAGAAGTAACTCAGAAAATACATGAATCTGTGCCAAAGGAATTAGCCACCGATCTTACCGCCGCGTTAAACGGTCTTGACAAGGCATTACAGTCTTTCTCTAAAGCATCCCAGACTGACTTTGGTACAATTAGTAACGCTATCATAGATGCTTCTACCAAGCTCAACAGCGCAGTTGAAAGCCTGAGGTCTGTAGCTTCTGCCACAGAGGGTGGTCTAGCATCTAATATTGCGGGACTATCAACCCAGGTATCCGCTCTCGCAAGTAATTTAACATCTTTAAAGGGTTCATTAGCCGGGGACAATGTAATTACCCAACTCTCTGCTGAGATCACCAAATCTAAGGATGCCGCCGTACAACTGGCCAATGCGTCTGCTAATGAGATTAACACCATTTTAGGCAACGTAAGAGATGAAGGGCTTACTGGTTACCAAGGTCAGTTAAGCGAAGTCTTAGGCACTATCAAAACTGCGGTCGAAAATATTAAAAGCCAGAAAATTATTGTTGATATAACCGAAGCGCAACAGTCTGTTGCGACCTTAAAAGAGGATATCTCAGGCTTAGAAAAATTAGATCCGAAGTTGACCCTGACAAAGATCCGCGAAGAAATCAACGCGATCAATGAAATGGTCAATGCCCTGGAAAATAGGGATAACAATTCCAAATTAGGGAGCGGCGTCGTTAAGAGTGCAGAGGAAGCCCGGAAAGCCGTTGATAAGACGAACCAACTGCAAATTGACGGAAAGATCAAAACCAGTTTTGAAGAGGTCGCAACGGCGCTTGAAAGGTTGGTTACCCAGCTTAATGCGGGTGTTGATGCGCAAGCATTGGTTACTGCTCTGGATCACGTTCAGGCTTCGGCGGATACCGCATATCAATCTGTAGACAAGCTTTACAAAACTATCAATTCGCCAAATGTTGGGATACAACCTATAGCGAACCAGGTCGTCGATGAAAATACGCCTGAACAAGTTAAGGCTCGTCTCGAACAGATTCGGCAAGAATACGAAAATGTAATTTCTTCTATAAGATTTGAACAAGATAAACTTTTGCATCAGAACAAAAGTGGTAGCTGGGTCGGGTTCCAGCAAATCAAAGATGACGCAAAAGTAGTTGAAATCATCCAAAGGGCCACACAAGCGCAGCAAGAATTTGATAGAGTGGAGCAGTCATATGATCCATCCAAGGAAATCTCTAAGAGCATAGACTATTTTAACAAATGGTTAGGCGTTATCCGTGCTGTACAAGAAGAATATGCGAAAATATCTAACAACGCTAATCCTGCAATAACAGGTGAGATGCGTAAGTCGGATTTTGGAAATTTATACAGAGATAGTGTCCGTGGGTTTAAGGAAGAATTCGACAGGGTAATTGCTAGTATAGACACAAGCAAGAATGATCTTGGTACTCAGGTTGGAAAGCAACTCGAAAATAACATAGGCCGCGCGGTTGATGGCGTAAAAGCTGTAGTAAACGACACACAAAAGTTCTTAGACGAACATCCCCTTACTTTGAAGGCGGACGCTACCAAAGTAGAAAACCTTGGTGTGAAGGTTGGCGATATAACGTCACAATTACAGCAAGGTATCAACAGTACAGAGTTTTATGCGACAATCAATACGCTTAAGGAAGGCCCCGACCTTGCCGCGAACATAAAGAGCCTGTTAGGAAGCATACAGACTAATGTAGTTGATGCGAATCCTCTGCAAATTTCCATAAACAAATGGAGAGAGACAACGGCTGAGTTCCAGAACATTATAGGAACTCGCATAGCCGATGTTAATCTTCACTATATGGATACTGTTCCTCTTGAAGCAAGCATCAGCATAAAGACTTCGGCTCTTGACCTTAAGAAACAACTTGAACCGATTATTAAGGCTGCTTCCGGCGGAATTCCAATTGACCTGAAATCATTTGATATGGCTGAACTGAAAAGGAAGATGGGTAGTCTTCTTGACAAGAAGCCTGTTGAAGAATGGCGGAATGCTTTCGTATCTGCATTAACCGACGTTGGCGGGAAAGCGGACGAAATCAATAAAAGTCTACTAGCTCTTACCGGGACTGTTGGCGATGGTGGCGGCCTTGGAATTAGTAAAGACTCATCCTATCTCTCTCAGTCGATTAAGCAGTTAAAGGATCTTGTTGCTGATCTTCCAGATGATTACACAAAGATCACAAGTTTGATTGAAGCTTTAAGAGGTTTTAATGAGTTTACTTTCACTGGTAATTTTGCGACTGGTTTCCCGGTGTTAGCCGACAATCTCTTAAAGTTTAATAGCCTTAATATCTCGATTGATGTTGCTAATTTCAACGCTTTTGTGGAGGCTCTTCGCGGCATTGCAACTGCTTCTTGGGGAAAGAATTCTGTTAATAGTCTCTCCTTGTTGCCAGATATATTTAGGCGTATAAAAGAATCGCTTGATGGTCTTTCCGAAGGTAGTCAAACATTCATGGACTTCCTTTCGAAAATCCTTCAAAGAGGGCCAGAACTTGCTAACTTAGCGTCGATTTTAAAGAACTCTTCCACAAGGATTCAAGAGGTCTTAGAGCCGACTTATAAAGATCAGTACGAAGAAATAATCCGCAATCTGAAAACCATGCAATCGATTCAACAGCAGATTGGCATGGAAAATCAGAATGCCCAATTGTATGGGGATGCGGATGCTCCGGCGAGATTACAAAAGCTTCAAGCACAATATGAAGGGCTTGCCCAGCGGAACCAGGATATTTATTCTACCATTAAGGAGCAGAATAACGCATACGAAGAACAGGCTCGTACTTTACGGGATACGAATGAACTGCTTGCTACTCAACAAAAAACAAACTTGAATGTTGAGTTAATCAAACAACAGCAAGCGGAAGCAGAAAGGCTACGGAAAGAACAAGACGCCGCGCGAAAAGCAGATTTTGAGCAACAGAAAATCAATAATGAGCACGCCGTTGCGATGTATAATGCAACCGCTAAAGCTCAAAATGCGGCTGAAAGCGAAGTAACAAAGCGGCTAAAAATTGAAAGTGAAGAACGCCAAAAGACTAGACAAACCGAAACCGAAGCGGCAAATAAAGAATTAGAGATTCGCTTAAATAATGAAAGACAAACCAATAATGATATTGGCGTTCTTAATGAACAAACTAGGAGTCATCAAGAAGAGGAAAGACGGAAGGCCGAAGAATCGGCGCAGAAGATGGCGAATGCCCGCGCTAAGACTGAGACTGATAATGCAAACAAGACGCTAAAAACTTGGGTTGATGTTTATGTAAAACTTAACAAGGAACAACGCGCCCAGCAAGCAGCCGAGGAAAGAGCCGCTAGGCAACAAGAAGCGAATCTGCAAAGAATTACCAGCAGTTATAAGAAGGCGTTAGACGATTACTACCGGGCGATGAATAACATCACCAAAGGTAAGAATGTTTCCGAGAACACCGGGCTTCTGAACAATGCCTATGAGCGTATTCAAGATGCTGTTTATAGTGGTAATCTTTCCAATGACGACATGCAACGCGGCATGGAGCTTATGACGGCGCGTGGCGAAGATTTTGTTAATATTCAAAATAAAATCAAAGCTAACCTTGATGAACAGCTTGGTAAATTCCAGAGTATCGGACGCGAGGAAGATGATTGGAATAAGAAGATGAAGATTGCTGAACAAGCATCTAAATCTTTGAATCAAGCTATTGATGATATTCATAAAAACGATCCTACACCGAAGAGGATTGAAAACTTAAATCGTATCGCTAATAGATACAAACAAACGCTTAAAGAGCTTAACGTTTACAATAAGGCTAATCCGATTGAGGGATACTTCAATTCGCAAAAGAGCGTCAAACAATATACCCAGGGTATGGACGATGTAATTAAGTCCACCGTTAGGGTAAAACAAGAAGCTGATAAGCTTATTGCGACGTATCAAACAACGGATGGGCAGTTACATAAAACTACTTATGCTCTTGATGAGGTTAAAGGTGGATGGCACCAAGTAGCGACTGAAACTGCCAAAGCCAATCAGAACGCCGCTTTCGAAACTCTTTATAAGACCTTAGATAATACCCTGGCAAGATACCTCAATCTTACTATGGTAGTTAGAAGATTTTGGAGTGAGCTTAAGAATGGCTTCAATGTCGTAAAAGAGCTTGATAAGCAGTTTACCGAAATGCGGAAGGTATCCGAGGAAAGCGTAAAAACTCTGCGCGACTACATGGATGAGTCTTATGAGATCGCTAAGAGAATGGGTAGCACTGCTACTTCGATCCTCTCTTCCACTGCTGATTATATGCGACTTGGCGAGTCGTTAAATAGTGCCAAAGAACTTGCTCAATCCACCGCAATACTGATGAACGTATCGGAATTTGAGAATATCAATGAAGCCACCGATGCCCTGATTGCCATGAGACAGGCTTATCAGGAATTAGGATCGATGGAAATAGTTGATATGCTCAACAATATCGGCAATAATTTCTCGATTAGTACATCAGACCTTGCTAAATCATTACAGCGTTCAGCCGGTACCTTAAAAGTTGCCGGGAATGACTTCGCCAAAGCTATTGCTATGACGACTGCTGGTAACGCTATCTTACAGGATCCGTTAAAGGTAGCGGCTGGTTTACGAACAATTTCACTGCGAATTGCGGGTACGGAGACAGCGAAGAAACAGCTTGAAGAATTAGGTGAAGAAGTAGACGATTTTGTCATGACGACTTCATCAAAACTTCAAGAAAAGGTGCAAGGGTTAACAAAGACGCTCTCCAATCCTAACGGCGTATCTATCCTTGATATCAACGGTAACTATCGTGATACCTTCGATATTCTCTTAGACATTGCCAATGTTTGGGACGAGATTCTTGCATCTGATAAAACTACCGGGCAAAACCGCCAGAACGCTTTGCTTGAACTCCTCGCGGGTAAGAACCGTTCGAACGTGTTGGCTTCTTTGCTTAATGCCAGAGACGTAACCGGGCAGATGTCATTACTTGAAGCCGTTTATGAGAAAGCCTTGGATTCCGAGGGATCTGCGATGCGGGAACAGGAGAAATACCTGGATTCCATCGAAGGTAAGATCAATAAGCTTACTACTGCCGGGGAAGAATTCTGGGCGACGTTTATTGACTCCGAAGCCGCGAAAGAACTTATTGACCTCTTAACCAAAATCGTCGAGTTAGGAACTCAGATTATCAAGACATTTGGCTCTATTGGCCCTGTAACTACCCTATTCGCCGCTCTAGTTGGCGGACGTAGCGGTATTGGTATTCTTGACCTCCTTAAGGGCTTTAGTGGGCAATCTTCTGCTTTCTCTGATATAGCCAAAGGCTTTAGGATGTCCTCCGCCGAAATTGATGTGTTTGCCGCATCCGCTAAAAATGCCGAGAACGCTCTTGAACAGACATCTGTTTCTGCTCTTAAGCTTGGCAATGGTATTAAAACTGCTCTCCTAAACGCCGGGGCAGTCATTGCAGTTGTTTTAGCTGTAAAGGGAATTCAGGCTCTTATTGATCGTTCACATGAAACGATTGAGGAAGTTAATGAAAGTCTTCGTGAGAGCGAATTAGCTCTTAAGGCGAACAATGAAGAATATGAGAAGCTTCTGACGAAGAGCCAGACTGAAAAGCTTACTGCTACTGAACAATTAAGGTTGCGCTATCTGCAACAGCAGAATGAAGAGCTTTCAAAACAGATTAACAATTATAAGCAGTTATCTGTCGCAAACAAATATAATAAAGGCTTTTGGGAAACATTTGACAAGGATACATATGCTCACAAAGTCGGCGAAGATTTAAACCGTATCCAGAACAATTATCCGACATTGGGTAAGATCAGAGAAAAACATATTTCTGGCGATCTTACTGATGCTTATTATGCCGCGGTCGTTGAAAACATTTATAACAATGTTAAGGATCAGGGAGGTATTGTCACCGGGGCTATCATGGATATCAAAGCTGATATTTCTAGTGGCCTTCTTGATGAAACTCAGCTAGCAAATGCAGCGTCCTACTTAGATCAATATGTAGATGCCGCGCAAAAGTATCTTGAAATTTCGAAGCTGAATTCTATGCTTCATGGGCAGTATAGTTTTGAAAGCTTCATCGAGCAGAACGCCGCCATGATCCGGGCAATGTCTACCGATGCTGAAAAGGGCATCGTAACAATCAGTAAATTTACCGATACATTTCCTGATTTATGGGATGGCGCAAGAAAGCTTGGACTTACCTATACAGACCTTCTGGCTTTGATGGGTGAAATTCCGCCCGTGGCAGAGGATAGCAGTTCTAGCTTAGTCACTTTGTCGGATTCGATGGAAAACCTCAAAGCGCTGTTGGTAGAAGTAAGTGATGGGGCGGAAGAGTTTTCGACCGCGTTCAAAGAAGCAACCGACACTATTGATAAGTTAACAGATGTTCAAAGTAGTCTTAAGAGCGGTGATTTTGGTTTTTCAGACGTATTAGACCTTATTGCCGAATATCCAAAACTTGCGTCATCGGTTGATTGGTCTGATACGGAAATGTTCGGCGGACTAGGCGAAGCCATTGCGCAAGAAGTTGATGCGCTGACTGAACAGGAAAAGGAACACTTACAAACCAGGAACCAGGAAATCCTAGAAGCAATGTATCCTTCTGCCGTTACTGAGGATATGCGGGCACAATACGCGCGGTATAGGGATGCTGTTGCACAGATGGAAGCGCAAAGTATTTCGAAAGATTCCACGAAGTACGGCAATGTCGATTTCTCTAATCTTCTTGATTCTACCGATTTCGCAAAGTCTGGGAAGTTCTTTGGTATTCAGCTTGCGTTTACCCCGTACCTAAAGACGGAAAACGGCTTCGTCAAAATGGACGACGAAGCAGTAAGCAATTATATCAATAACATCATAACTCAACTTGGACAGCAGTTTGACACAAGAGATTTGGAAGCCATGAGTGCCGGAGAATTCGCCCAGGCAGTTCTCGACCTTGATACACAACATCTTATTGCGGCTGTAGGTGATAGTGCTGAGACTGTTGCTCAAAAGATGAGTTATGCGGCAGATTATGTCGCAGCGTACAATGCAATGCTTATAGCATGTGGTGGGGATAGTGAACGACTTAGTGCCGTAAGTGGCTTCTTGGAGGCTGATATAGAGGATCTTCAAGCGGAGTATGATTTAAACACCAAGCGGCTTGAAGCTCTTGATAATGGCTATCTCAACCATGCTAAGACCATGGCTCAGATGCAGTCTGCTTATGATGAGACTACATCAAATATCAATACTCTGAACACCGCTATCAATAAGCTCCTCTCCGGCGAAATGGTGGACAGAGACGTAATAGAACTTGTTCAGCAATTCCCGAAGCTGCTTGATCTTGGCGACATTGATCTTAATGATGGGGAATGGTTCGGCGATCTTTATTCTTCGCTGATGAAGCTTAGAGACGATTTTCCGACAGAACTTATTACCCAGCTGAAAGACCTTCGTGCTGTAGTTACCGATCCTGTCCAGACCAACATGATTGATTCCTGGATTGCGGCACTTGAACGTTTGTCTAGTTATGATGCTTCTGGCGCAGACGCGGCGGCTCATGCTTTGTCGGACGCTTTCGATAGAACCAACACCGTAGTTGAATCTACCCTCTCCTACTTCGATCAGCTTGGTCAACTCCAGGCGGCGATAGCTGATGGCTTCGTCATGGATGCGGAGAAGGCTTGGGAGCTTGCTCAGATGTTCCCAGAACTCAGTGCGGCTATAGAAGAGTATGGTGACACCGGGGATGGCTTAGTACAGCTTAACGAAGATATTGTTAATGGCTTACTTGAAGGCGGTGATACTGCCGTTGACATGGCGATTAAGCAGCTTGAAGCTGAGAAGTCTGTCCTTGTTGGTAAGCAAGAAGCTACCCAGGCGATGCTTGAATATGCGCAAAAGGCTCTTGAAAGTCAAGACCTGTTAGAGAAAGAGCAAGCTGTCACATCTATTGAACGCTTCATTGAAGCAAGCAATGAGAAGATCGAAGCTGAACAATCTGTCAATGATGCGGTAGCACAATCCGACCAAGACCAGATAGATAACCACTTACTTACTGATAAGGTTATTGGCAATGTAGCCCGGAATCTCGAAGAGAATATGGGTACAGCCGCGGTTAATGCTAGTAAGAGTGTTAGCAGTAGTTCTAGCAGTATGCAGAACAGTCTTGGCGACATTGTTGATGCCGCAAGAGGTGCGTGGGAAGCAGTAAAGAGTATTGGTAGCTCTATCTTTAGTGGATTTAAGAGCGTTGTCGGTAGGGCTTCGTCTGCGTCAAAGTATACCTCTGGCACTTCTACGGCAGATGACGTTCAAACGGAAGCATCTAAACTGAAAGCCGCTGAATTGAATAACAGGCTGAATGAGCTTATAGCGAATTTACAGCTTAATCTTAATGATTACAGTGAAGCAATCTCTGCTATTGATGGCCAGATTACTACTCTGAAAAATCTTCAAGGTAATACTAGAGACAGAGTTAACAAAGCGGCTGAAAGCCATATGCCTAAATCCAGCGGCGGGTCTGGTGGATCCGGCGGTGGCGGAGGTGGCGGCGGTGGTGGTGGTGGTTCTGGAAGTGATTCCGGGAATACCGAAGAGGAAGCCGAAGAAGCCGTTGAAGAATCGCACGAATTATATGACTGGATCGAACGGGCAATTAAGGCCGTCGAACGGCAAATTGAACGTCTTGCTCGTAAAGTCAATAATATTTATATTAAATTTTCCGGGCGGAACAAAGCCCTCGTCGCGGAAATGTCCAAGGTAACTGATGAAATCTCTCTGCAACAACAGGCTTATGCGGCATACGCGCTTATGGCCGAGAATATTGACCTCTCTGAGGAATACAAGGAGAAGGTTAGAAATGGTATGATCGAGATTGAGGATGTAACAGATGAAACTTTGTCTGAAAGCATCCAGAAATACGAGGAATACTACAACAAAGCCATGGATGCGGCTGATGCGGTAGAAGAACTTAAGATCAAACTGAGTGAGCTTGCGGCTACCAGATTTGACATGGTAGAAAGTGAGTATGCTGATCTTCTTAGCGACATTGAGTTCCGGGCGAACAGGATCAATGGTAACATCGAGCTAGTAACCAATAAGGGACACTTAGTCTCTGAAACTTATTATACTCAGTTAATTGACCTTGAAAATGAGAACATCCGCCAAATGGAAGCCGAGCGCAACGCTTTGCAGAATATCCTTGCCCAGAGTGTCATTTCCGGGCAGATAGAGAAATACAGTGAATCTTGGTATAACATGAAGCAACAGATTGATGGGGTAACTCAATCAATTCAGGACGCTCAAAATGCGGTAGTGACATACAATAACGCCATCAGGCAATTGCAATGGGATGCCTTTGACCGCCAGATGGATGCTATTCAGGGTATCATCGACGAAAGCGATTTCCTTGTTAACCTTATGGCTGATGCTACTAGGTTTAATGCCGGGGACATCACCGGGGCTGGCCGGGCTAACTATGGTCTGCATGGTCTTAACCGCCAGACATACATGGAGAAAGCTGCCCGTTATGGTAAGGAAGCTCTGAAAATCCAACAGGAAATGGCGAAGGATCCTAGTAATATTATTCTGGCTGATCGTTACCGGGAGTTAATCTCTTTACAGCGTGAAAGCGTCCTTGCGGCGAACGATGAAAAGAGAGCCATGAAGGATCTTACGGAAGAAGGTATCAATAGCTACCTTGAAGCTATGCAGGATTCCATAGATACCTACAAGGACATGCTCAAAGAATGGCAGGATAACTACACCTTCGAAAAGAACATCCGCGACCAGACTGACGCGATTTCGAAGCTTGAAAAACAGCTTGGTGCTTACGCCGGGGATGATTCTGAAAGTGGTATGCTTACCCGGCAAAATCTGACCAATCAGCTGAAAGAAGCCAGGGAGAAGTTAGAAGAAACTCAGCGTGATAAATATATGGCTGAGACAGAGAAGATGCTGGATAATATCTATGATGAAGCCGAAACTGCGCTGAATAAGCGATTAGACGACTTTGAAGGCTTAATGGTTGATATTGTAGATGGTATCAATGAAAACGCCGGGGACATCAAACAAACCCTTGAAGAAACTACCGATGCGGTTGGCATGGATCTTTCTGACACCATGGATCAAATTTGGACGCAAGAAGAAGTTACTCTGGAAGATGGTACTACTGCTCTGCGTGATGTCTTAGCTGATTATGGTAGCCAACTTACCGATGGAGATAATCGGATTGTCAACGGTATTACTTCTCTTCAACTTGCTCTTATGCAGATCAAAGCATCTATAGATATGCAAGTGATGAACGCTAAAAGCGAAGCATTTTTCCAGAATGAACAAAATAAGATAGAAGACAAGATGCTTGATTGGACAGAGCAATCCGTGAAGTTCATGCAGGATAATGCATTGAAGGTTAATACAGGCGCCACACCTAGTGGCGGCGGCGGATCCTCTTCTACTTCTAAGCCTCGTCGGAAATCTACTGGTGGCAATGATCTCTCTGCTATGATGGCAAATAATGCTAACCTTGGAGCTTCTGTTGGCGGTGCTGGTGGTGTTTCTATGACGAAGCAGACACAAGCTGTTACTACTGCCGCACAAACTGCGGCTGATGCGGGGAGCTTCTTTATTTATATGAAAGATACCTATTGGAAAGATAGGTTAAATGTGGATTAACGATATAGTCCACGTAAAACGCCTTAAACTGCGGGGAAACCCTTAGAGCCTTGTGAGCTACAACGTAATTGGAAACGGTAAGCGTGAATGCGGGACGAACACCATAAAAATCACAAGGATTGGGCAACCGATGATGAAAGATCATCAGACGCATCGAAACTCCCTCGTCTATTTAGACAAGGAGGACGTTCAGAGACTATAATAGGCGATATCAATCAGCGCAAAAATGGATTGATATATTGTATAGTCCTTCTCCAAATGAAAGTTTGGAGGGTAAAAGACAAGCATCGTTGACCGTTTGAAATACTTTGATTTTGCGTCTGACTTCGACAGCAGAGCTTATTATTATGAAATGATGGGACTTGGCCCCGCTGACACCTATGTTGGCAGTGTCGAACAGAATATGAAGATGATACGGGCCATGAGAAATATGGGTTATGCGCGTGGTATTTACAAGACCTCGTTCCCTCAGATGGCTATGACCCAGGAAAATGGTTTAGAACTGATTTCTAATCCCAAACTTGGTCTTCTTACACCACTTGCCGCAGGATCTACGGTATTCACCGCGGAACAGACTAAGAACCTGTGGTCACTCAGTAAGAATCCCGGCGATTATCTTGTTCGTTCTGCTATGTCGGGTGGTATGCCAATGAACAATAGCTACTCTATCAACGTAAGCATTGATAGGGTTCAGGATTACAACGACTTTGTAAGACAGCTTCAAGCCGATCCTAAGTTTGATCGAATGATTCAGAAAATGACGATTGACCGCTTAAATGGCGGATCCGCTGTCGCAAAGAGAAGAATATCATTTTAACAAATATCCTCACCTCTGGTATTTCCAAAGGTGAGGAATTTTAATATACAAAAGAAAGGATGATTCTATGGCGGCTTATATAAAAACACTGGTCGATAAGGACAGTAATCAAATTTACCCTGTAAGTAAGGCAGAAGCCATTTTCATGGAAGACAATAAGACAACGGCACAAGCGGCTATTAAAAGCTTGCAGAACTTATCTACTGGCCCTCTTGTCGCAAAAACAAAATCAGCAATGAGTGATGCATCTAAGGTTTATGTTTATGCTGGTAGCGAAAGCGGCATGACCTATGGTGATTGGTATTATTATAACGGTACCGCTTGGGTATCTGGCGGCGCATATAATTCTTTAGTAGTTGATTTAGATAATACCTTGACTGAGAGCGGAAAAGCCCCGGATTCTAAGGTAGTCGGCGACGAAATTGGAAATTTAAAGAGTGATTTAAACAATACTATAAATGGATATATTGATCTTGGTGAATGGATACCGAACAGGTACATTACAAGCGGTGGTAGCATTCAAAATTACAACGGATGGAAAGCTACAAACTTCATCGAAATCGGTAAAGCAACTTCGTTGTTCGTTGAGGCAACTGCAAATTCTGGTGGGGCTTATAATGCGTTTTATAACGCAGAAAAAGCACATTTGGGAAGTAATTTTTCTTTCAATATCGGCACAAATGAAATCGCAATTCCGGAGGGCGCGGTCTATTTCCGTTTGTCAATGCCAATTGCGGTTGATGTGGCTGTAAAATGGTGGTTAGCGGCAGAAGTGGAAAGCGCATCAAAAAAAGCAGACGAAATACTTGATGCGTTAGCCAATAGTAATATATTAGTCCCCGGATACTATGAAATTGGCGAATGGACATTTGGTTCATATATTAACACCAATGTGGCTGTTGGGGATATAGTCAGCACAACGCCTGTTGAATCTGCGGCTTATGGTTATAAAATCATTCCGTGCATTTCTGGAGAAAAATTCAGCGTGTCCGGTCAGGGTGGTAACAATTCAAGGTTGTGGGCGTTTACAGATGGCAGTTATAAATTGATAAGCAAAACATCATACACATCTGGGCAACACACCGATGAGCTATTGACCGCACCCGGTGACGGCTATTTGATTGTTAATTCCTATACGGGAGCAAGCACGGTTTATAGCGTTAAGAAATATCAATATCAATCTGACATCATAGAAACTATTGAATCAAAAGAAGATAAAGGGTTCTATAGTCTGAACGATGTTATAAAAAATAGCAATCCGGGATATATTAATATTGGTTCTGTCGGTGATACGGTTGATTATAACCCCATCTATAGTTCATCTCGTCTGTTTGGCGTTTTTCCTGTAATACAGGGAGATGTTTTTAAGATTACCGGAGCTGGCGGCAATGCATCGCGGTTGTGGTGCTTTGTGGATTCAAATGATGTAATTTTGTCACGGTCTGCCGCAGACTTAAGCGTAACCGACTTAACACTTGTTGCCAGTGCAAACGGCAAACTGATTATTAATACCTATTACAAAAACTATAATGTTAGAAAACGAGCGGACAACGGTGGAATCGTATACGATGAAGCAGTTAGCAAAGCAGGATACAACTACAGAAACAATGGACTTGATGTGCTATCAGCCTTTAGCAATGTCACGTGTTGCGGAGATTCGCTTACAGCATCCGTAGTTTACACAAAAGATAATGGAGATGGCACACATCAAGTTCGAAGTGCTTATAAAAAGTACCCATGGATTTTGGGGCAGAAGATCGGAGCGGAGGCTGAAAGCGTAGCAACAGGTGGTTATACTGCTACAGATTGGTGGGGTGCATACTCAGACAGGATCATTGAAAAAGAAAATCATTTGATTATTATCTATTTGGGAACAAATGGTGGACTTACAGATACGCTTGATATAGACGCTCCCGGCACGGACTATACGCAGTATGCAAACACCAACACGGGCAATTATTGCAAGATGGTTGCAAAAGCACTTGAAGTCGGTGCAAGAGTTTTGCTTGTTAAAATCCATCATGGTGGTAGTGGCAACACGTTTGTAACCAATAATGTCATTGACCAGATAGCCGAAAAATTCAATGTTGCAGTTGTAAACGTGCCAGAACTGCTTGATAGAAAATATCATGCGTTCCCGGACAACACAGGGATTAATGATTTACACTTAAATGACCTTGGCTATGCCGCATTTGCAGAAGCGTTAATTCGTAATGTTGGAAATTTGCCTGACGAAATGATGGTACGGCTGATTCCTCAATAACTTAAAGCACCATTTAAAAAACTATCTCCCCGACATAAATGACGGGAACATGACTTGAAATTTAAACAGAATTTAAAAAACGATCCTACTTTCGTTTGTTTGGAGAATATAAGATTACAAAACAAATGGAGGTAGGATTTATGTCTTATGAATCAAAACAACTTTTTATCCGTGACATGTCAAAGGCTTTGGAATCAATTGTAACAGTAAGTGAGTTGGAAGCCATCAAGCAAGTGGCAGAACAAGTCCTGGCTAAATACGAAATGGAAAGATTGTCGGAAGGTGAGGATATAGAGTCGGAGGATCTCTTAGAAATGTTCCTTTCCGCAAAGAGGGTTGAAGGTTGCTCTCCTAGAACGCTTACACAATACAAATACGTTCTTGGTACCATCCTGAAAGACATTGGTCTGCCTGTGAAAGAGATCACGGTGTATCAGTTAAGACAATGGTTTGCCAAGGAGAAAAAGCGGGGCATTTCGGACAGAACCTTGTCGAACAATAGACAAGTGATGTCAACATTTTTTGGCTGGTTACAAAAAGACGGGTTAATTCGCCATAGCCCTATTGCCAATCTTAGCGCGATTAAGTATGCAAAAGTAGTGCGCAAGCCCTATTCTACCGTTGATTTGGAACAGTTAAAAGAATGTTGTGAAACTCCGCGTGATAGAGCTATCGTTGGCTTCCTCTCTTCAACTGGTTGCCGCATCAGCGAAATGTGCGACCTTGACCGGGATGCCGTTAATTTTACCACTAAGGAGTGTAAGGTCATCGGTAAAGGAAACAAAGAACGTATTGTCTTCGTTGATGATGTAACCGCTATGCTTCTTATGCGCTACCTGGACAGTAGAAAAGATAACAATTCTGCACTGTTCCTGGGCAAAGGGGATAAGAGATTTAAACAGGGTGGCGTTCGGGCGATGCTGAAACGTGTGGCCCATAGAGCTTCCGTTAGTAACTGTCACCCTCACCGTTTTCGCCGCACTCTGGCTACTACGTTAATTGACCACGGAATGCCTATTCATGAGGTGGCCTTCCTCCTTGGCCACGAAAAAATTGATACAACGATGACTTACATTTACACTGAGAAGAATAATGTACACAATTCGTACAAGAAGTACGTATAAGGAGTACGAATGAATTACGATAGGAAAAAACTGGAAATATTGCGGCGACGCAATGACGAACTCGAAAAAGAAGTTGAAGATGCCAAAAAGGAACTCTCTGAGTACAAGCTTAGTACAGAAGGTAGTTACGAAAAGGCAAAACAGCTAATCGCGGATTTGGAAATAATCAAACGTGATTGGAATCAATCATTAACGGAAATACAGGAATTAAAGAAACAGTACGAGTGGCTTATTCATGATACTAAGCTGCTCCACGCAAAGGAGGCTAGAAGTGCATGGTTTTCGAAGATTTTGAATATGACGGGAAAAGGTTAAGCGACTTCGGCTTCATGATATGTTCCTTTGAAGATGGCGGCATGGAAACCCGCTCTTCTGGCGGTGACCTGGAATTTACAACTGTGAAACAGGATAACGGTAAGCATTGGTTACTTACTCAGTCGGGCTATAACTCCACTCTCACTGCTACGCTGTACATCTGTCCTAGTCTTTGCGAAACTGGCGGGATTATTAAGGTAACGGAAGAACAAAACCGCGCAATTATGAGGTGGTTAAACCGCCCGACATTCTGTAAGTTTAAGCCGTTGCGTTGGAAGTATGATACTTTCTTCTATGGTACTTTCATGGTGAAGGCTCAGACTTGGTGCGGACAGTTAGTAGGCTATGAGTTAGAGGTAATCACAGACCGCCCGTTTGGGCTTGGCGAAACACAGGAATATTCCTTCTCTGTAGGTGCCAATGAGACTTATACGATCAATGACACTTCGGATGAAGTTGGGTTTATTTACCCGGAAATGACGGTTAAGACTACCGCCGCCGGGACATTGAGAATAACGAATTCCATAGAGCCTGACCGCCGAACGGTAATTAACAACTGTGAAGCGGGTGAACTGTTCACATTCAAACACCCGATAGTCACCACTTCGTCGGGTGCGCATAAAGTACAAGAGGATTACAACTATAACTTTCCGCGGATAAGTAATACTTATGAGAACAGTGTAAATACACTGACATTCTCACTGCCTTCGGAAGTGACTATTAGTTATAATCCAATCAGAAAGGTAGGTATCTAATGGCGATTAAAATAAAGTTTGATGTCGCGGGAATGCCCGAAGAACCTACGTTTGTCCTGGCTAGTCAGCTAGGCGAAAAATATGGACAGCTGTCTGACATATCAGATGTTGTCATCAATGGTAATTTCCAAGACACAGACACTATTACATTCACTGCACACAAGAACGACAACCTTTGGGATGAAATCAAAGACTTCAAACTTGTTTGGTGCCGGGAATGGGATAAATGGTTCCAGGCTCATGTAACCTACACGGATGACGAAGGTGTGTTCAAGAATGTAGAACTGAAAGGCCTGGGTGAATCTGAAACCTCTCAGCTTATGGTAGTTGGTTATGAGATCAACACATCGGAAGACTTTGAACGTACAGGGTACATTCCTAGTATTCTCTATGACCCGGTTGACCAGGAACATTCTATCCTTCACAGGTTGTTTAAAATTGCGCCGCACTACACGATCGCTCACTGTGATGCTTCTATCGCTCACTTACAGCGGTCGTTTTCTTTTAGCTCTACTGATCTATTTTCGGCGTTGCAAGACATTGCTACTGAGGTAGACATGTATGTAAAGTTCAATAATGGCACCGGGGAAGATGGGATGCCTATTCGGTCGGTATCTTTCTATGACCTTGAAGATAGGTGTTTGGAATGTGGTTACCGCGGCTTAATCAACGGGACTTGTCCGGAATGTGGTAGTTCCTATATTGATTATGGATACGGAACGGATACTACCATCTGTGTCTCCACAGAAGATATAGCTGATAATGTCACCATAGATGGTGATGAGGATTCGATGAAGAATTGTTTCCGTCTACTCGGCGGGGATGATCTCTTCAATGCTACTATTCAAAGTTACTTGCCGGATGGTTCTGGCTTCTATTGGTATATTACCCCGGAACAAATGGAGGATATGCCCCCGGAACTTTCGGCGAAGATTGCGGAGTATAAACAGCTATACAGATATTACAATAATGAATATCATGTAGAACTTCCAGCCGCTACGGTTTCAGCTATCAATGCTCTGGCCACAAAGTATGCAAGCAAGTTCACGTTCGATACTGATTTCAGTAACATCATCGGTTTCCCGGCTCTTAACAAGGGCATTTATGAAATCACAGATTTATCCATCTATCTGAGTGATGGGATGTTGCCGAATGAAACTTCAATTGAGACTACTGCCGCAAAAGAAGCGGCGAAGTTAACCTCTGCTACTATGTCGCCTATTGCGGTGCCAGATAGTTCCTACACTTCGGTGTCTACAATTAACAATGCCGCACTTGGTCTTGCTAAAGCGATGGTTAATCCTAACTATAAAGTTAAGGTGGCTTCTGGTAGTTACTCTGGAACCGTATGGACTGGTACATTTGAGCTTACAAGCTACTATGACGAGAACGATACCGCGACGACCAGCACCATCATGGCAACGGTTTCTAGTAATTTCAAGACTTATCTGAGCCAGCGGCTTGATAAAATTCTGGCGGACACCCCGATTGAAGATAACAGTGTTGTTACTCTTTTCAAGATGAGTAATGCCAACTTTACTACTGCTCTTGGTAAGTATAACCTAACCAGTTTGAAATACTTACAAGAAGCTTGCCAAAGCTGTATGGACATCTTGATCGAAAACAACGTGAGTAACCCCGACATTTGGATCAATGAGTTATCTGATTTATACAACGACCTTTACGTACCGTATAGACAGAAGTACAGCATCTTAAGCGCGGCGATTACAGAAAGAGCGCAAGAAGTTAATAATGTAAACCTAATCAATGATACCCTCTTTGAGGAAAGGGCTAAGATTCAAGATACCTTGAACATGAAGAACTTCCTTGGTAGCGAGTTATGGAAAATGTTATTTGTCTACCGCCGGGATGAGACATATCAGAACAGTAATTACATTTCTGAGGGGCTGTCTACGACTGAATTGTTCCGACACGTTGAACAGTTCATGGAGGTAGCCATTTCTGAGGTTCACCGGGCGGCGGTCATTAAAAAGACCATTACAGCGAATCTTAAGAATCTTCTTGTAATCGACGAATTTAAGCCCCTGGCTGACCAATTCGAGGTAGGCAACTTCATCCGGGCAAAGATTGAGGACGAAATTTATAAGTTCAGGCTACTCTCCTACCAGATCAACTATGAAGACTTGTCTAATATTGATGTCGAGTTCTCAACGGTAATTAACACTTATGATAGCGCGGATATTAAGAAGACACTTGATGGTGCTTCATCTATGGCGACAAGTTATAACGCTACTATCCATCAGGTAGAGGACGGCAAAAAGCTTAATAACATTGTCGAGACATGGTTCGAAGATGGCCTTGCTATGACGCAGATGAAGTTACTTAATAATGCCGACAATCAGAACATGGTCTATGATGAACACGGTATGCTAATGAGAAGACTTAATGATCTTACAGATGAATATGATCCTATTCAGATGAAATGGATTAACTCCACTCTGGCCATTACAGACGATAATTGGGATACGACTAAGGCTGTGTTTGGCAAGTTTGTTTACCGGGATCCCGTGACGGGTGAATACATTGATGCTTACGGTGTCAACGGTGAAACAGTAGTCGGGCGGCTTATCCTCGGCGAATATCTTGGCATTTACAACACGAATGCTACGATGAAGTTTGATAAGGACGGTCTTACGGTAGTTAACGATCATAATATCATTAACATCAATCCCGGCGGGACTAGCCTGATGACAATTCAACAGCTTGATGATAACGGGGAAGTAATCAATACACCGTTTGAGCTCTTTGCTGATGGGCAACTTAATCTCAGCCAACAGATGGATGGCCTGTCTAGCCGGATAACACAGACAGCTACAAGTTTGACAACTCAGATCAACAACGTAGAATCGGGGCTGTCAAGTCAAATTCAGCAAACTGCTTCTAGCCTGACCACCCAAATTCAGGACACAGAAAGCGGATTACAGAGCCAGATAACTCAGAACGCTAATAACATTCAATTGCTGACGACAGAGACAAATAGTTTAGACGGTCGTTTAGGTAGCGCCGAACTGTCGATTTCTCCTGAGAACATTGTTTCTACTGTAACCTCCGGGGATGGGTTTAACTCTACAATGAGAAGTGTTATAGCTCAGAACGCGGACAGTATCAGGCTCCAAGCGTCGAACATCACATGGAAGAGCAATTATTCCGAAATGAGTTCTAACGGTACACTGATATGTAATGCTGGATATATTGGTAGTTGGGGTATTTCAACAAGTGGGTTAGGTAGCTGGGCTGTTTTGGACTACAACAAATCCAGATTAACTGAATATATTTATTCGCCTTATCATACAAATACAGAATCCGGTGTCTATATTAGTAGCCGTATTGAACCTTTCGACAGTAGTTACGGAACATTATATATTGCCAACAGTGCAAGTGAAATGACAAATACATCCAGATCATATTTTTATAATGGCTATGAAATGGGGATGTCACGTGGTGCGATATACACCTATAACTCAACTCGTGGATGGATTGTTAAAAGTAGCTACGTAAATGCTTGGGATGCTTCGATTGATAGAGGGTTTTCAATTACCAAACTCGGAACATATAATGTGCGCTATGATGGAACCAAAAAGTTAGAATTTGGTTATTCAGCCGCCTATTTTGCCCCCTATTTTGACTTTTATGGTCAACACCATATCAGGTTCATAGCAGGAGATAATAGCTCTACTAGTGCGTTTAAAATGAGTGATGTTGACGGTACGGCGTCTTCCATCTTGGATTATAAAACTGACGAGACGCTACACGTTAATGCACCTTTATACACTGGCAGTATTGATGTAACGGGGGATGTAACAGCTTCTGGCAATGTTAACTGTAAAGACCTGGTTATGAGCGGTACTTTCACAACATGGGGCAATGCCGGATTCCATGGTAATGTTTACCTTGGTTCTACAAACCTTAATAACAAAATCGCCGATTTCGAAAGTCGTATATCGGCCTTGGAGGGTGCATAATGTTGTGGGATGATATGAGTTTAAGAGAAAAAAGAGAACGTTATGATAACTATGTCGAACATATGGTGCGGAATAACCTCACCCCGATGACCTTTGAGGATTACAACAACACTATGATTGGCTTTTATTTTCTTGATGATGAAGAATAAATTGGAGGTAGAATATGGATATTACTTTTTTGCAGGAATACATGGTTCCAGTGATTGTGGGCATTTGCTTATGTGTGGGATACATTGTAAAGAAGTGGTTGCCTGATGTTGAGAATAAGTTTATTCCGACAATTTGTGCGGCGATTGGCCTTCTCCTGGCGATTTGGATTAACGGTTCGGTCACGCCAGTAGGGGTTCTTCAAGGCTTATTTAGTGGCCTTGCCGCGACTGGATTACATCAGGTGTTCAAGCAATTGATCGCCGGAGAAGACTGATGAACGAGCAGTTAATTCAGGAGATAGGGAAATTTTTAGAACATAACTATGGCCTTGTGGCCATTATTTTGGGGGCGATCATACAGGTCGCCCCTATTAAAGTTTACCCAGTAGATTGGATTAAGGCGCTTCTGAAATGGCTCGGTAAATGCATGTTTATTGAGATTGATAATCGCCTTGATAAGATGGAAAAAGACATTAAGTCAATTGGAGATCGTCAAGTAAAGTTTGAACAAGATGCCGACGAAAAATGGATACAACAAATTCGAACAGAAATACTAGAGTTTGATAATAAGATAACAAAGAGACAATTCAGTTATGGCCGGGAGAAATATGAACATATCATCTTCGGCCTTTACCCTGAATATGAAGCTTTGCTACAAAAATACGGAAAAGAAAATGGAAAGGTCACACGGGCGATGGAACGGATCAATAAAGATTACGATTTCCGTATTTCAGATGACCCGACGTTTTAGGAGGTGGTACAAATGCTTAAGGTAAGTGGTACTACTATTGCGGTAACCAAAGGAGATACCGTGAGAGTTTTTGTAATCCCCACGGTCAACGGGGAACCTTATGAAATAGATGCGTCTGATGAGTTTCGGTTTGCGTGTAAAAAGTCAAACGGTGATGTGACATGCGCGATTAGAAAGCCGCTGATTTTTGACTCAGAAGGAAACTTAATGCTTGAACTTACTGCCAATGAGACTGAGAAACTTGATGTTGGTACGTATGTTTACGATATCCAGTTAACCCGTGGCAGTGATGGTTCTGTGGATACTTTTATTGACCAGGCAAAGCTTAGAATTACGGCGGAGGTGGACTAATGGCAGGATATTATACATTAGAGGGTGCGCTTACAGTTCCTCCGAGAGTTGGCGGAACATCCAACTATGAAGAACTGAATAACAAGCCCACGATCAATAATTACGAATTGGTAGGTGACCTTACCTTTGAAGAATTAGGTTTGGTTCCTATAACATCAGGGGAATTGGAGGCAATACTGAAATGAAAATTCTTGATTTAAGCGGTGTTACCGTCCTCTGGCAGAAAATGAAGGATACTTTTGTAGCCAAGATTGACGGCAAAGGATTGTCAACAAATGACTACAATAATGCGGAAAGAGATAAGCTTCTTGCTATCCCCGAAACGGCGGCGGAGAATGTGATTGAAACCATCACCGTGAATGCCGTTCCTATGGAAGTAAGAAACAAAACCGTGAACGTAGCCGTTCCTACGGATAATATCAATCTGTTAAATGGCGCAGGATATCAGACAGCAACGGATGTAGCCAATGCTTTAGCAGCATTGGATTATGTCGTTAACACAGGCGGGCAACTTTCCGACAAATCTGGGAATATATACCCGGTGACTAACGCAAATGTAGTGGTCATGTCAAATGGAACCGCTACGGTAGAGGGTAAGATCACTTCTTTGGAAGGTAGTGTTTCTACGTTAGGGGCAGATGCGACCGCATTGGCGGCTCGTGTAACTACTCTCGAAGCCGAAATCGCAGAATTGAAAGCAAAGGTGGCCTATATCGGCCAATAACGGATATAAAAGGAGAAAAGGAAATGAAAAACATTGAGATTCTAAATTTGTGCAATTACTATAGGCAGGCCGGGGAAAGATTAAAATGCCTGACGACCAAAACAAAATGGATCTTAAAAAAGAATATGGATAAACTGATGTCTATTGGTAAGAGTTTTGAAGAGCTTCGGGTTGAACTTGTAAAGCCCCTACAACCTTACTGGAACGAAGAACATGCCCGCCTGGAATCCTCCGGGTGGGTAGTTTTACCCGACTTTCTTGATGAATATGAGCCTTTGTATAAAGATGTTTCAGCAAAGGTTCAGGAACTTTTTGACCAGGACAATGATATTGACTTAATTCCTATTGATGTAGATGCAGAGGTCGATGCTCTCCCGGCTGATACCCCGTTGACGTTTGACGATTTCACATTCTTAGAGTCTTTTGGCAGGGAGGTGAAATAGTGATCACAATCGAACTTAATAAGTATCGTAATATTACGCATGTTCCTATTGAGGAATGTGCGTTTCTTTATGATTACGGGCAAAAAATCCGTGTGGTAGCCGACAGTTGGCCTAACGTGGTTGAAGCCCATTTTTCATTAGTTGATGTAGACAATAACGTATCATATATTTCCCCGGCAACAGTAACAAGCACAACACAGAGAGATTTTCTTATCCCTAATGCGGTGTTCCAGCACTCAGAGTTTGCAAACGGAAAGATGTACAATGTGTACATTTTCTTATTTGATTCTGAAAGCACTGAAAAGGGGCATACATTCCATAAGATTATCCTCCCGGTCATGTGTCGTCCTATTGTTGGCGATACTCCAATCGAACCAGATCCCCCGTATACGCCAGAAGATATCAGACGGCTTAACGCCAGAGTGGCTGCTTTAGAAGCTCTGGTTGAGAACGGGGCTTATTTCGAGCAGTAAAAGGAGAATAAATGACGGACGCTAAATACTTAATAGATAAAAAGGGTACGAGATACTACCCCAAAACTCGTACCGATGCTGTTTTAACTCAAAATGAGAAGGAGACGCTTTCTGATGTTCTGGAAACTGTAGTTTACACTTCCGAACCAGGCAAAACTTCTTCTGATTCGAACTTGTATTATACCAAACCACAGGTTGATGCGCTCTTGGACGAAGTTCAGGATACCGTCGATCAGTTAGAGTCTGTTGCTTTCGGCCCCCGGGCGGCAAATACCTATGCAGACATGACCGACACTTCCAGGATTTACATCTATACAGGCAGTGAGCCGGGATATACCAACGGCGACTGGTACTACTACAATGGCACCTCCTGGGTTTCCGGGGGTGCTTATAATACAGCGGCAGTAAGAATTGATGACACCTTAGCTCTCCCTGGCGTTGCGGCTGACGCCAAAAAGGTTGGGGATAGTATTACCTCTGTAAGAGGGGAAATCAGCGACGTTGCTACCGATCTAGCAGAGCTTGAAGAACACATTGGTGACTTTGCCATTGAAGATGGTAGCCTTACCAGAGAGAAGATGGCTTCTGATGTCGAGTCTGTTTTCCAGACCGCCGAGAAAGCCATGCAACCTTCTGTATATGATCCCCAGGGATTAAAGGTTGACGTATTTGCTTATGCCCAAGGCCGGGCAGATACTGTTCAGCGTAATCTTGACAATACCAACGCTGAAATTATTGACGCATATAAGCTGAGTGAAACTATAACTTACAATAAGCTTGGTGATGCTCTTCGTGGGGCAGTGACCTTATCGAATAGTTACGCCCAGGCACTCTTAGCTCAGTATAAGGCCTTCACAATTAAGATTGTTAACACTCTTCCTAATGCCGGGGAACCTTTTGTGTTCTATCTTCTTCCTAATGCCGCCGGGAATGGTTACGACAAGTGGTGGTGGATTACAGATAGTGATTCTGGCATTTCTAAGTGGGATTGCTTTGGTAGCGCCACTACTATCGTAGTAAGTGAATTACCTCAGACCGGGGCGGCTGATGTTGACTATATCCTTCAATCTGATGGTATTTGTCTGTACTACAAGTGGATTGACAACGAATGGATGATTATTGGTGGCTCCGCCGCACAGATTGTTGAACAGTTGCCCGAAACCGGGGATATCTATACCGACTATTATGTGCTTAACGAAAGCGGCATTTACATGCACTACCGTTGGATTGATGGGGAATTCAAGCTTATTGGTAGTGATGCTTACACAAGGGATGAGGTTGACGGCCTGATTGCTACTATCAATGGGAACCTTAATACGATGTCAAGTAGCCTTAACGCTATGAGTGGTGACATTGATACCATTAACGCAAGGGTGGATAACCTTGGTAACCTTGTCTCTGATGTCACTGAAAGTTCTAGCGGCATTACTGTCCATTTCAATGATGGCAGTTCCAAGAGTATCAATACCAAAGATACTTCTGTAATTGTCGAAGATGTTAACAGAAGTGAAAGCGGTATTACTATTGTGTACTCTGATGGTGATACTAAAGATATTGAAATTTCTGGCGGCGGTGGTGGTGGTCAAGCTTCTGGTTCTGCTTCTATCGTTCGTATTACTCCCTCTTCTACCCAGTGTGTATATGGTGATACATGTAATATTTCCTATACATTTAGTGGGTTGGATTCCGCCGGGGATATGGTCGGTGATGGAACTGCTACTTGGTATGTAGGCAACGTCCGCAAGGCTACAAGTGTTGCTCATCAGGGCGATAATACCTTCGACATTGGCTCTTACCTGAGTGTTGGCTCCAATAATGTAAAAATATCTGTTAGCGTTGATACGGGCGGGGAGACACCCACGGTTGTTACAAAGACCTGGACTGTTAATGCCGTAAATATGTATATTGAGTGGGATTATGATGATACCACCGTAAACGAGGCCGAAACTGTGGCTATCAGGTGGACTCCTTATGGCGATCTTACTAAGACTACCCACATCATTATTGATGGAGATGAATATACGACAAGCCAGACAACCCGTTCGGGAGTTCAGCAATATATCTCAATCAATAGGCTTTCTCATGGTAGCCATTTGGTCGAACTGTACTGTACTGCCATGGTGGGAACTACTCAGATTACCTCTGAAAGCGTAATTCACGACATGATCTTCGCTGAGAGTGGTAATACGACACCCATTATTTCCTGTCCTATCCAAGAAGCGGATATGGTTCAGTACAATACCTTACAGCTTCCTATCGCTATCTACACGCCGGGCAGCTTAACCTCTAATGCTGTACTAAAAGAGGGTGATGAAGTAGTAGCCACTTGGTCGAATGTTGATAGAACAATTCATTACTGGAACTATACGCCGACGACTTATGGACGGAAAACATTAACTGTCACGGTTGGTAATACCGTGAAGACTATTACTATTGTTGTCTCTCAACTGAATATTGACAACGAGGAAGTTGAAGGCTACGAATTTAAACTGAAAGCAAGCGATCTGGCGGGCAATGATGCTCTTCGGGCGTGGTCTAGCAATGGTGTTACCGCTACTTTCAGTGACAATTTCGACTGGAACAATGGCGGCATGAAGACAGAAACTGATGCGGACGGACACGTTCGGCAGTACATCTGCGTCAAAGCCGGAACTACCATGACGATTGATTATGAACTCTTTGCCAATGACGCAAAGATCAATGGCAAGAACTTTAAGATCGTATTCAAAACCGCCAACTGCCGTGATTATGATGCTGTATGGCTTGACTGTATTAGCGATGGCATTGGTATCAACCTGGGCGCAAATAATGGTACCGCAAGGTCTGAACAGAACACAGTAAGTATTCAATATGCCGAAGGGTCTTATACCGAATTTGAATACGATATTTACCCCGACAACTTACAAAGCTCTGCCGGGAATGCCATGAGATATATCCAGACCTACTTGGACGGTGTTCTTTCTAGTACGAATATCTACGCCGCCAACGATGGCTTTATTCAGACTACCAAGAAGAAACTTGTTATTGGTTCCCCGGATTGTGATGTCCACATCTATCTTGTAAAGGTTTATGACACTTATCTCACCAGGGAAAATCACATGGCTAACTTTATTGCGGATGCCCCTAATGCTACTGAAATGGTAGCCAGATATAACCGTAATGACATTTTAGCCGAGAATGGCGAAATTTCCTACTTGAAACTTGCTACCCAGAATCCTAATCTTCGCGTTCACCTGTGGAATATCCCCCGGATGACGCAGAATAAAATGAAGAAGGATCCCGTGGCGGGGTGTTCCTATCAGCAGATTTATATGGCCGGAGACGAAGGGGATCAGATTACCGCCGAAAATGTTACTATCGGCGTTCAAGGTACATCTTCTGTAAACTACATTTCCTCTGCCGCCAATACTGATGGTAATTTTACAGAAGGATTTACAGATGGCAATGGTAGACATCTCGATGGTTATTCTATGTCTGAGAATTCCATCCCAATAAACTACTTCAATACGAAAGTTAATGTGGCCTCCTGTGAGAATATTAACAATATGTGTTTGGCTGAGTGGTATGACCAACACCAACCTTACCGTTCCGGGGCAAGAGCTAATGTAACCAACGGTCGTGACTGCATGGAGCATCATATTGGTGTTCAGTTTATCCGTGACCGTCATGAGGATAACGAACCCGCTTCTGCCGCTTTGTTCACCGATGTTGACCCTCATGGTGATAATTACCATATGTACGCTATTTGTAACATGGGTAATTCCAAGGATAATGGCAACGTATTCCACGATGCAAATAATCCTCTGGAATGTTGTATTGAAACAAAAGATAACAACTCCGCTATCTGTATGATGACCGCCCAGCTTTCATTGGCTGATCTGGACAGTGAGGATTACTTTGAATTCCGTTATCCTAAGAAGCCTACCAACGCCATGAAGACAGCATTCATAAACTTTGTTAACTGGATGTATTCGCTCAATCCGGCGGCGGCAACAAATGTGGCACTTCCTTCTCCTGTGACCTACCCCGCTTATACATTCAAGGGTACCTCTTCTTGGGATTCAAATGAACAGAATGAGGTTCTTGCGGGGCTGACAATCAGTGATTATGCCGGGACATATACTAATGATACTTATGAGTATCGTATGGCGCGGTTGTTAAATGAATGTGAAGATCACCTTGTAATGGACTCTATTGTTTACCATTATGTATTTATAGAGCAACATGCCATGGTCGATAACGTGTGCAAGAATACTTTCTGGGGCACGGATGACCTTATCCATTGGCATTTGTGTAAAAACTATGATAACGATAAAAGCTTGTCGTTGTAAAACCTTATCTAATATACGGCGAAAACCCTGAGAAGGGCAACGCTCACGAAGCTCACGCACGTGCAACGACTGAACGATAAGGGCTTCGCAAGAAGTATGTAACAGTCTGAACTCACATGTATAATCTAAAAAGGAAGATGTGGAGGGACGGTCAGAGGTAACCAGACCACTTAAAGAAGAACCGCCCCCGCTTTAGTTATAAACTAAAGTCTTAAAAGTAACAGATTTGACAGCAGATGGTAACAATAACACAGGTAAACTTACAATACCCTTCGGCGCGGAAGGTATGGACACAATTTCCGGCGGCGATGTATTTAACGGAAAGATGAATGTCTATTGGCAGTTCGTTTACGGTTTATATCCTGCCCGGCGACTGATGTGGCAAAACCGTGAAGCCGTAGGAACATGGAACGCCGATGCCTACTTGAATTTCGCTACTGGTTGGCAGAACTACGTTCCCGAAAGAGCATATAATCAAGACTATTGGTATAAATACCTTCGTCCTTATGAACAGAACAACGATACTACCTACATCAGTATGCTTGAAGGCGGTAAGAAAGTTCATCAACGTGAAGCATTTGTAAGAAACAACCTTACTTATATGGCTTCTCAATATACAGGTACTTATTGCACAAGTGATTCTATCACTGTTCGTGCCTATACGCCGGGCGTATCTGATGATATGACCCCGGAAGAAGCGGCAATTATCAATAGAACCATTGCGGCTGTTCCTCCGAATCCCGTGGTTCAGGTTATGCTTTATAACAAAGGCTACATTGTTGTAGAAGTAGCTTCTGTTATGAAACGTGTAAAAGCAGAGAAAGGTGTATATTACACCATCGACTTCTCTGAAAGCTCTTCTGCGATGAATGATACCGTTGTAAACATCCATGGTGCGGGCAATGTCCGTGCAATTGGCGACATGTCAAGCTTATATATTAAGTTCTGTAACTTTGCCAAGGCCGCAAGATTGAGATCCTTACAGATTGGTTCCAGCGTAGAGGGGTACACAAACCTTGGCCTTGAATCAGTAGGATTTGAATCTAACCCGATGTTGGAAGAACTCTACGTTCAGAACTGCCCCAACTCAGCTACGACATTAGATTTATCTGGTTGCCAATCACTTAAGATTCTTGATATCCGGGGTAGTGGTTTCACAGGTGTATCCTTCGCAACGGGCGGCTTAATTGAAGAAGCTCACTTAGGATCCCCCGCTTCGCTCAATATGCGGAACTTGTATTACCTTACAGATAATAAGCTGTCCTTAGAGTCTTATAGTAACCTTACTACGCTGAGATTTGAGGATGTTCCCGGTGTGGATTCTCTGAATATTGTAAACCAGGCCACGAAGCTTTCCACCGCCCGTATTCTTGGCCTTGATTGGACTTTAAGTGAAACGGCTGTGCTTAACCGTATGCTCACTCTCCGTGGTTTGGATGAAGCAGATCACGCAACGGATGTTTCTATCCTTACGGGTGATGCTTATATCAGCGGCGCAATTCGAAACAAAGAGTTGGAAAATTATAGTGCTGCCTGGAATAACCTGAATGTAACTTACAATCCTAATAATCTGATTGAACAGTATCTTGCTACTTATGTAAACTATGATGGCACTGTGCTGTATACAGTTTATGTTGACCGTGGCCAATTGCCGCCGGATCCCGTGGCTCTTGGGTTAATTGATACCCCCGTTCAGCCTAGCACCGCTCAGTATACGTTTACCTACACTGGTTTCTCAGATATTACTACAGTAATGCTGTCGCCTAGAACTATCACGGCGCAGTATGACTCCAACGTGCGAAGCTACACAGTCAACTGGTATTCCCGTGCGGGGCTTCTTCTGGCTTCGACAACTGCTTCCTATGGTGACGAAGTAGTTTATCCTAACGGTTTGCCGACGAACACTTCCGAAGAAGATTCCTTTATCTATAATGTGTTCACTGGGTGGGATAAGAGTACGGGATTCATCACAGGTGATATCGATGTCTATGCGGTATGGGAAAGAGCTAGTTTACCCTCTCCCGGCAGAGACTTAAGTACGATGAGTTGCACCGAAATCTCCGGCATCTGTACTTCTGGTAACGCTGAGAACTATTTCGAAGACAAAGACCACTTTGATTTGCATCTTGGTAATGACTTTGACTTTAGCAATGTAGAGTCCAGGATGGTCTTGCGAGATAGGTTCTTTGACGGTAATCAGTTCTTGGATACCGATATCAAGCTCTTCTCTGCCGATGCACCGTCCTTCACTCTGGCGATTGAGTACGAGTTTGTAGATACTAACGAATCCGGGGCTTCTCTGGTTTCCTGCTTCGAAGAAAATGGGACAGAAGGTTTCAGACTCAGATTTAATACAAATCCGACGCTTCAATGGGGTGATAAGACCGCCGTTGTCGGTGCGGGCGCTTACAGAAATATCATTGTCCTTCGTCATCAGCATGGTTCCCGGACAATGTTCGTCTATTCCTTTAATAAGACCGCTGAGAACTATGATATGGAAATGACTACTGTAGAACTTGTAAGAACAAGAGAAACAGAAGTTGATTCCGTATTAACCTTTGGTGCGGCAAGATTCCTGGCTGATGGTGGGCATGACTACTACGCTAAAGGTTGGATCCATTGGTGTAAGGTCTGGTATGCTGATCTTGGTATTACCGTAGCACGCAAGCTGGCGGCTTGGACGCATGACACTGTGAGAATGGAATTCGCCGGGCCAAATAGATATCGTCTGGCCTCTACGACGAGCCAGAGAGCAAATGCTTACTTTGTAGCCAATAATCCTCTTCCTTTGCTGTTCCATATGAATGCTACCAATACCAATGCTGGCGGCTGGGATGCAAGTAGAAGAAGAGAATTCTTCAACACCAGGCTTTGGGAAGGTTTGCCGTATAAGTGGCAGTCCGTTATCAAGCTTGTACGTGTTCCCGCGACGGCGGGTAGTCAATCAACTGAGATTCTTGTTTCCAATGACCACTTGTATTCTCCCTCTTTGAGAGAAGTTGGCGGTTCTGCAAGTGAGCCTTATGCAAGCGAAGGTGAACTGATTAGTTATTATTCCAGTGCTACTGCCAGATGTAAATTCCCTGGAATTATCATCAAGGATAACCCTCAGATCATCACGGGTGATACTGATCCTACGCTGCTTACATCTTACACTGTAACGGAGGGTGATATCTGGGTTCATACAGGAATTGATGATAGTCCGAGGTTCATATATTTGGCACCAGAGACTATAGCTAATCATACGATTATTGCGCAGAGAGCGGTAAATTCCACTTCTAATGTCGCAGCATCTGATGGTGGGCTTTGGGTTCGTGCCACCACCTGGTTCGTTCGCTCTCCTGGTGTTTCCACCTCTTCTCATTTCTGGTATGTCCGTCCTGTGGGTAGTCTGACCACCACCAACGCTAGCTCCTTCACTGGGGCGGTCTTCGGCTTCTCAATCTAGTTTTTCCTTAACAATCTGAATACCTTAATAAACAATAGGCTACACCGACGGATGTCGGTGTGGCCGTATGGAGGAAAAATGATTAGAGTTAATGACCGCAACCTATCTCAATTGGAGTACGAGAATACCTTCGGAAAGATATACAGATATCTTACGATGAAACTGGAACACATACCCGTTAGATGGCAACGATTTTTCGGGGATCCATTTGTCAAGGTCTTAAACCAGACCTACATAGCGATATCTGATCTTACATTCTTGTTTGAGCAAGGCAAAGGCCAAAGTGCTGAGAGGTACGGAAAATGTGCGGAGGTCATTGACCTTCTTGGCGAGATCATCAACTTTTCCTACACCTACTGGAACCTATCATCTTCCAAAAAAGGTAAGATCAAATATGTGCCGCCTGAAACAAGAAAGTATCTAACAGATATGATAAATAAAGAACTTGCTCTGGTTGTCGGGGTTATGAAGAAATGTAACAAAGGCCAAAGAAAGGAGCCGACAATTCCGCACATGTACGTTATTACTAAACAGGAAATTGAGAAGGTGGAATTCTTAAAGAAGTTGGCCGACTTAGAAAAGCTTATTTACCGCAAGGCAAACAATTCAAGCAAACGCCATCCCGACGCTTGTGTTGAAATGCTTGTCGGGTTAAGCCGTTCGGCTCTATATAATGCATCACAGGGCAACAAGGTTAAGGTTGACAATGATGAGAGCAAATTGAAGAAGAGAAAGATGTGGATTAACAAAGCTCTGAACGATCTCTACAACATGAATAAGCCTGTTAGCATGTTGTCCTATGATAACTTCTTTACAGAAGGAGAACTTCGTGATATTTCTGGCTATGTGACTGAGAGCATCAAACTCTTAACCTCAATCAAAAACGCAGACCAGAAAGCATTTGAAGAATTAGATAAATAAATACCTATACATTGCGTTACAATTTGATATAGACTTTGGGTTCGTGCCAACAACTGGTTCGTTCGCTCTCCTAATGTTTCCAACTCTTCTAATTTCTGGAATGTCCGAACTGTGGGTAGTCTGAACAACAACAACGCTAGCAACTTCAATGGGGCGGTCTTCGGATTCTCTAAATCACAAGTAACCAAACGGCGAAACAACAATTGATACAAGAGAAGGAAATTGTAACGCTTCGACGGCAAGTCTGCTGTCGATAAATAGACTTGTCTCTAGCGACATCGCCCGGATGGCGGCGGCTATGATATATGGCTTACATATTGAAATACACGAATGCTTATCTTCCGTGTTTCATACCATATAAGAGTTCTATGATAAGTGAATTCAGAACCATAGCGGAGAGCCATCTTTTTAAAGGTTATGAAAGAGAAATATAAAATCACATTAGAAGAAGCAATGTGCTTCAAAAACTATTACCGTGCGTTGCGGTCATGTAACAAGATGGTAAACTTCAAATTCAGTATTCAACATTACAATGCGAATTGTATTGAGAATATTAAAAACACTATTGATTACATCCGTGCCGGGAACATTCCGGCGGTCAAAAAGACCAAGAAAGTCCTTATCATTGAAAGAGGGAAGCAGCGGGTAATTACCCCGATTGATATCTTTGACAGGATAACCCAGAAAGTTTTATGTGCCAATGTTTTAGAACCGTCAATATATCCTCATCTTATCTACGACAACGGCGCAAGTGTCAAGCATAAGGGTGTCGGCTTCGCCCGGAACAGATTGAATTCCTTTATTGAGAAAGCTAAGAGGGAATACGGATGGAATAACGTCTAAGCTTTAACCTTTGATTTCAAGAGCTTCTTTGACACCATCCCGCACCGGGTTTGCTATGATGTTCTTAAGAAATACCTCTATGATGAACATCTGGTAGATTTAACAATGGGGATTATTGAGTCGTATAAACTACAAGAGATCGCCGCCATTGAAGACGATAAGGAAAGAGAAAATGCTTTAGCAAGGCTAAAATCCCATCAAGATGTCGGTCTGTGTCTTGGTAGTCAGATTTCCCAGGTGATGGCTATGGCGGTTCCGAATGATTTTGACCACTACATCAAAGATGTTCTCAGGTTTAAATACTACGAAAGATGTATGGATGATGGTGTCATTCTCTTCAACGACAAGAAACGGCTGAAAGAAGTCCTTGGATTATTAAGAATTAAAGCTGCCGAAGTTGGATTAAGGTTTAACGAAAACAAAACCAGAGTTATGAAGTTAACACATGGGTTTACATTCTTAAAAGTTCACTACCATATCGACCGCCGGGGAAAGACAGTGAAGCAGCTAGATCATGATAATGTTGTCCGGGAGCGGCGTAGGCTTAAGAAGCTCAAACCTAAGTTTGAAAATGGGGAAACGACATTAGATCGTGTTCATGCAAGCATACAATCCTGGGCAGCTCATGCCAAGGTAGCAAATACATATGCAACAGAAAAGAGCATGATGAAGCTATACGATAAACTATTCGGCGGTTACAAAATGACACAGAAATATTTCAAAGCTCACCCAGATGAAAAAAGAAGAAAGAAGGTGACCAGATTTTGAATTACTATAAAGTTATAGCTAATAATGCCTTTGTAGGAGTTGGTTGTTCCGACGATTTACGAAGACGACAGAAGAAGCATAATATTCTGCTTGTTTCCGACGAGAATCATGCAGAATTTATTCAGATCAATGAAAAGCTCTACTGGGATTGGTGGCTTGCCCCCGCTGACCGGGCAAATTCTATCATGGCTACGGTGGTAAATATTGACAAGGAAGAATACGACAGACTTGTAAAAGCTGTCGAAGACGGTGAGGATATCCCGGTAGAGGAAGAAACCAAAGAGGAACAAATAATCCCGGATCCTATTGAAGAAGCGACCCTTGACTATGTTAAAGCCAACAAGGTGGCAGAACTTAGTCGTATCTGCAACCAGACAATCATTGAAGGTTTCGATGTAGCTCTTTCAGATGGACAGGAACATCACTTTTCGTTATCTACACAAGATCAGCTTAATCTGATTTCTTTGTCGTCTATGCTTTCTGGCGGCATGGATTCTATCCCCTATCACGCTGATGGAGAAATGTGTGTTTTCTTCCCGGCGAAGGATATCATGACCATCGTTGAAGCGGCTACCGCTCATAAAACTTACCATGTAACATATTTCAATTCTCTCAGAGAATATGTCAATTCTATGGACAACATTGAAGATGTTTATGCTGTCGTCTATGGCGTAGAAATCCCCGAAGAATACCAATCTGACGTATTAAAAGCCTTGCTTGGGAAGTAATTACCATGAAAGTATATAAGAACCTGTTTCTTTTCTTTGTTGGCGGGGCGGCATACATAACGATTGAATGGATATGGCACTTATTCCGCGGCGGCTCAACGCATTGGACGATGTTCATTCTTGGTGGCCTATGCTTTCTGCTTATTGGTCGCCTTAACGAAAACATTTCGTGGGATATGCCGTTCTGGAAACAATGCCTTATCGGCGACGGGATCGTGCTATCCATGGAATTTATTTTTGGTGTCGTTCTAAACTTATTGCTAAAGATGAACATATGGGATTATTCTGGGTTACCATTTAACATATTAGGCCAGGTGTGTCTGCCATTCGCGGTAGCGTGGTTCTTCCTCGCCGCTTTTGCGATAGTTTTGGATGATTACCTGAGATATTGGCTTTTCGGTGAAGAGAAGCCGCATTATCATTGGATTTGAGAAAGGAGTTGATTAGATGTCTATTGGACATGCTTCTATAAGTGAAAATGGAACTATTACCGGGAGAGCCGGGGATCAGACAGGTTATGAGGTGTATACCCGGAGTTGGTACTCTAAACCTTGGACTTGTGTACTTCGGCCTTACAGCGCAGCTGTAGCTGAAAAAATGGCCATTGCGATGGAACAAGCTTGCGCGAACAACCATATCGGCTACGACCAGTATGAACGTACTACACTTTATTGGGCGGCGAAAGAAGTTAACTGGAACCTCTCAGCCATCAATTATGACGTAGAAACGGACTGCTCTGCGCTGATTGCGGTTTGTGTTAATGCCGCCGGGATTGCGGTGAGCAAAGATATGTATACAGGAAATGAAAGAGCTTGTCTTGTAAACACCGGGCAGTTTGAAGCCTTGACAAATGACAAGTACCTGAACAGTGACGCTTACTTAAAACGTGGGGATGTTCTCCTCGGCTCCGGACATACGGCTATGGTGCTTACTAATGGTAGCCACGCCGAAGGTAGCGGCTCTTCTACGATTGTCGATGGCGACACCGCACTTAACACTATTGTCAAGTGGACAGGAACCATCCAGTCTGATGATGGCGAAATGAATGTTCGCACTTGGGCAGGAACCGAATATCCTACCGTAAGCTTCTCCCCTCTTCATAACGGGGATCAAATTGGTGTAATGGATACCGTCAAAGATACCGCCGGGGACGCTTGGTATTACGTTTCTTTCGGAAACAAGAAAGGATTCGTCCACTCAGATGGTGTAGTGAAACCTGAGAGCGACAGTGACGGAAAGTCTGCTCATCATTTTGACGCTGCTATTGCCGGGACGTATACGACAACCGATAGACTTAACCTTCGGGAGGGATCTGGGACAGGCTATCCCGTAATCTTGACCATGCCCGCCGGGGCGAAGGTAAGCAACTACGGTTACTACAACATCGTTGACGGCATCAAGTGGCTCTATGTGGTTTATCAGGGTTACACAGGATTCTGTTCTGCGGAGTATTTGCAGTAATCTTATGGGGTAGGTTAAGTCCTACCCTATTTTTTACGCCTAACGCCCGGTCAGCATGGCGCATGAGGACTGTTTCAATATAGTTGCTTAAACTACGTCCATCCCTGGCGGCGAGGTACTTAAGTTTTTCTTTTGTTTCTGGGTCAAGAGGTAAGCTTACTTGTCGTTTCATGTGGCGACCTCCTTTTGGCTCATTTTACTACCGCCGGGCGGTCTTGACAATAAAAAAAAGATGGATTTTGATCTCCATCTTTGCAAACCAGCTTTCTGTCAAAATGGTGTATTCATGGTGTAAAAAATTGTTTCAATGTAGCATAAACCCTTTAGCTATGCGGTTTTTGGGCTTTTCTTATATTGAACTAAACTAGAGGCTTCATATGTCACAGTTGCCCTTAGACCCGCTAACCATAGGTATTTCCTGGCTTCTTTTTTACACAAACGCTCATAACCTTTCATAACCCTTCATAACTTTTCATTTTTGGGTGTAAAAATGGTGTAGAATTCTGCGAACTGCTGAGTCTGGAAATCCTGAGTTGCGTCGGTGTAAACATTCATTGTTGTGCTTATATCCGTATGCCCAAGGATACTCTGGATGACCTTCAAATTCATGCCTGATTCACAAAGCCGGGTTGCAAAGGTGTGCCGTAAAATGTGGCAGGAAAAATCGGGAAGAACAACCTTCGGGTTACGCCTGTTGTAGTCCCGGACAATTCGGTGCAGAGCAACAGTCAGATCAGTTTTCTTATGCATGTTGCCCATGTTATTAAGAAAGATGAAGTTGGTGTAGCCATCGACCGTCATATTACACCGCATTCCACGTTTCTTTTGGTATTCCCTCTCCTGAGAAAGTGCTTCGATCACCTCATTGCTCATTGGAACCTTTCTTTTCCCGGCCTTTGTTTTGGGTGTACCGATGACAAATCTGCAAACCCCATCCTGCTGTTTAAAATATGACGCTGAATGGTTGACATCTATCAATCTCTTTTCCAGGTCTACATCTTCCCACCGAAGTGGCACCAACTCCCCCAAACGCAACCCAGTGTGCATCATCACGGTAAAAATAGGAAACCACCTACTCTCGTATTCTTTGAGATATTCAGAGAACGCCGTCTGCTGTGGAACAGTTAATGCTTCCCGCTTTTCTTGGTAGAGATCGTTATTCTGCCGGATCTGTTTCATGGCCTTACTACAGGGATTGGTTCTGATGCAATTGTCGTCAACGGCAAGCTCAAAAGTCTGGTAGAGGAAATTATTGACACCCTCAATCGTGTTGCCTTTCAACCCCCGTTCGGCCATTTTGTTGTAAAACAACTGAATATCGCTCTTCTTTATATCAGTGATTTTCCACTTTCCGATCTCATCCCTTACGTAACGGTTGTATGCAGACTCATAGGTATGCCGTGTGATCCCTTTGATCCCCTTTTTCAAATGGAACCATAGGTCAAAAAATTCATTCAATGTCGTATTACCGCCGCAAACCCCATCGCTTATATCCTTGGCGATTGCTTCTTCTTTAGCCCTCAGTTCTTGCAAGGTTTTAGCGTAAACATACTTTCTTTCACCGTTGCGTGTTTGCCACCTGTATTGGTAGCCGCCGCTTTTGCGCTCGGATTCGCCATCCTTTAGCACCCGGCCTTTGCTGTCTTTTCTTCTTTCTGCCATTTTAACCTCCTTTCTCAATGACAGAAAGCTGGTGCGCCTATTATATCACACCAGCCCTCTTGGAGTCAAAGAGAATACGACCGCTCAAAAAAGTCTTGAATAAGCTGTCGCTTAATGAGTCTTTTCTTGCCTACCCACAGAACAAATTTGCAGTTGCTTGTCTCTGTAAGTTCTCTCAGCTTACTTTCACCAATGTTGAATAACTGCGCGGCTTCTTTGATGGTTAGCAACGGCTTTTCTGAGATTCTTACTCCTTCACTCATTGAAGTAACTAAATCACCCACTTCCTGTTAATGTTCATGATAAGGTCATTGATCTTGTTGTAGTCCGGCTGATCTGGCAACGTGGTGTATTTTGCAGCTTCCTCAAACCGCCAGGAATAGTCGCTCAGTAGCTTTTCAAACTCTTTGTTTGGTGTAATGCCATCCTCTTCCATGAACTCCCCGTTACGTATAGCCATAAGCAAATCGTGTTCAGCTGTTCGCCGGGTGATTACCTCATGTATCTCTAAGATGTCAATGCCCATCATGTACAGCCTGATAAGGTGCATCATATGCTTGGTGATCTTGCCATGAGCGGCGGCGTGATCGTTTCGGCGGCTCTTAGCATAGTCCTTTTCTACGTTGATAAGCTCGTTATTCATGCCTATGATCTGTTCCAACGGTAAATCCCGGAATGACATTGTCAAGGCCACATCATCATCACATCGCCGAACGGAGAAGTCACCCTTAAGTACACCCTTATATCTGTCGTAAAAGCTACTCATCACCTTATCCAGGGATCTAACCTTCATGTTGGTAATCTCGGCGGTAGTTCGCCCGGTCTTATTAACCAGACGGTTCAACTGACTTTTAGCGTAGCCACCAAAAGAATTTATGGCTTTCTTGGAAAGGAATAACTCCTGATGGTTCACCAGTTCCCGCCCGGCATCGGTGAGAACGAAGAAGTCATCTACACCAAGTATCTCAATTACATTCGGGTTACAATTACACAAAAGTTTCACGGCCTTTTTAAGAGAATACAAGACAGTATCGGTGTTTCCAAAAGTCTTTTCTTCCTTGTCTGGTAGTACACCAATTAGCTCCCCCGGCGTGTTCAAGTAAATGCCCCGAACATCTACATCACTGGTAGCCACATTGGTTCCATAGGCATAACTGCCACCCAAAGTGGCTAAGATAAGGCCAGGATAATCCCTGACCTCTCTATATGCTTCATCGTGGTAAAAATCAATCATTGCTTACCTCTAATCTTTTCCAGGTAGTCACTCATGAGGGTGTATTCTTCGTCGGTTAAGGACTCTTCCAACATGTTCTGCTTGCGGACAAACCCGGCCTGTGAGAGGAACTTGTTGAAATAATCAACAATCGTGCTAAGTTCAGTCTCTCCAAAAGAAGGGAAGTAGCCGACATCCGAAGACGCAGTAAACGTATCGCCCACCTCGTTTGTGTAGTTAAATCCTATTTTAATTCTAGGTTCATCTTCCATGCTTATACCTCATCATCCAACACCGCCGATGCCCACGGCGTACATTCCTTTTGGATTACCTCTGTGCTGTATTCCTTCTTTTTAGCCCCGCAAACCGGGCAATAGGGGAACAGCTTGTTTTCATCAACTACTTGTCTAAGACCGCCACCCTCGGTCTTAGAGCAAATATAATGGTAACCACATCCACATAAAGCGTATATGGCTATATCGAACTTATATCTTACAAGTGTCCAGGAGTGATCGGTTCCTCTTTTCATCAAACCCCCGTGCTGCCAAAGCCCCCGGCTCCGCGTTCAGAAGCGTCAAGTTCATCTACTTCTACGACTTCGTCTACCAGATAAGGCTGAAAGACTACCTGGGCAATCCTGTCACCATGGCGAATATCCTGTGGACGGTGGCTGTCATTGTAAAGAGGTACGATGTATTCACCTTTGTAATCTACGTCTGCTACGCCCACGCAATTCCCGGGGCGTAATCCCTGTTTGGTAGCAAGGCCACTTCTAGCATAAATAGCACCGAAATATCCTTCTGGCGGCTGAATGGATACACCAGAACCGACCTTAACACATTCCCCCGGCCAGATAGTCTTAATCTTGGTATCTCCCGGCAAGTAAGCATAAAGATCAAATCCGGCGGATCCCGCCGTTGCCTGTGTCGGCATAGTTGCATCAGGGTAAAGTTTCTTTACTTTAATCAATTCGATTTCTCCTTTTCTAACTTATGTCTCAGGATAGGACAAAGATCACATCTACATTGTCCCCAACTATCACCTTCCGGGATGTTATCATGGTGATGGCAAACAAATTCTGTAGTCCCGGCGTAACGATCATAACTTATATTGTGGTATTTACATGAAATACTTATTATCTTGAATAGGTCTTCTTTAGTAAATTTTAGCATTTTAAGCCTTTTTAGAGCTTTTAAGCTGTTTCAGCCGTTCGGCGGCGTTGGCCCTCTGCTCTTCCGACATTTGCCGGGGAGGACTAAGTTTGACCCAACTTAACGGGAACCCGGCGCAAACAGAACCATCCTCATTTTCTATTAATGAGACTTGATCTTGGTATTCCCCGGCTAACTTCTTAATACGGTTGACAAACCTCTGGCTCGTGAATGACCCACACGCCCGGCTTTTGCCCGTGAGGAATTCAATGCAATTTTCTTTATTCTCAGCCATTACAAGTCATCATCCCTCTTTGTTCTCTCTGGCATCATAGCCACCGCCCTTGCAAAAGCAGAAGCTCTTTGCCAATCATCAGGTAGACACATTACAAAGCCCCAATAAGGACTATCACCAAACATACAGTTATACTTAAAAATCGGGCAGTGAACACAGTTGCCAACAGCATCAAGTTGTCGGGTATAATCACAGCAATAGCAGAGATTCCACGGCCTTTCACCTTCAAAGGGATATTCAGCCTTCTCCACCTTTCTCTGTTGCCTGATACACTCATCCGCAATCCAGTTCCACATCTTTCGGTGCTGTCGCACAGTCTCATCAAATGTCATCAAAAACCTCCGAAATAAAAATCATCATTCCAATAATCCCGGCCGATAAGAACATAAATCCAAGGATCAGCATATTGACACCTACTGTGGGAAATGAGTGGGCTTATCCATGTCAATGCAGAGGTTCTTCCACTTCTTATAAGCATCTAGGTACATTTCTCTCTGGTCGCCATTGTAAGTGATCTCATAGTACATACCGTCACTTACAGTCGTAGATAACAGCGCCTTATTGTTCTGTAAGGTTTTACAAAGCCAGACCACAAAAACGTCTTCTTCCGTGATCGTTCCGTTTTTGTCCTGAGAATTAAAATAAGTTACCACAGCATCCTTTGCCGCTTTTACGAAAGTGTTATTTGTCATTTTCCCACTCCTTATATTTTTTTATCAGCGTAACCTGATCTAAGATCTCATTAGCCCACATTTCTATAAGCCCAGTGTATAAATCTGCTTTATCGGAATACCTTTCAATAGCCCCGGCAAGCTCTTTTATTCTTTTGTTGGCGGTTACCCAGGTTAGATTACATCCTAAAGGCGGTCTTTCGTAATCACTATCCATCATTCATCCTCCCTATACGGTTCTGACAAGGACATCTTCCCGCTATTTGATTGCTTATTTTTATACTGTTCGCTCATCGGAATCCATCTGCAATTTGATGGTTCGTAATTTCCGTTTACATTGATTCTGTCGAGTGTTAAATCATCCGAATATCCGTGAGATACTGCCCATTTGATAAATACATCCGGTTTATTCTTCCACTCATCGCAAACAGTTATTCCCCTTTTGCCGTATGCGTTATAATGGATATCTTTTTTCCTATAACAACGGCTCATCATTCCTTTGTAACATCCATAAAGGCGAGTCCCCGTCATGCCATGTGTGATATTCTTTTTCGACATATCCGCCAAATGCTCTTCCGCAAGGCATCCACAAGAATGGTTCCCCGGTTTCTTTATGGTTCCAGTATCCATGCGACAATAGTTTCCGCAATCACACTTGCAAAACCACATAGCGTACCGCATGCCATGTTTATTCGGTTTCGTAAATCCGTCCTGTCTAAGCACGGTCAGCATTCCAAACTTCTTGCCAGTAATATCCTTTACCTGACCCATTTAATCACTTCATAACTTTGCGGGTTCGGGCAACGGCATCCACGCGATTACCTCTTTGTCCACGGGGCTGTTATAAACCCCATCTGGATTAAAATGGCGATTCTCCCACCATCCCTCAGGGATAATCCCGCAGTCTTCTTCTTCATCCCATTTTGCCCAATCCATATCATTCCAGTGCCATTTAGAATCAATCTCCAACATTGTGCCATCTTCATATAGCGCAGGCGTAATGATTGGCATTTCAATCCACTCAAATCCAGTTTTTCGACTGACATAAACTTTCTTCTTTGTGCAAATCAGCACTTCTTGTTCGCATTCTGGCATCCGTTCACTGCACGAAATCCACTGTGGCTCTGGTTTAACAGTCGGTGCATGTTCTATGTCAATAATTGGGATAGCAATATCTCCATTCGGCAGATGATAGTATTTGCTTTTCTTCCTTTCCGCTAATAGCGCATCCGCATCAATCATTCTCATTCGCTTCACCATCCAATCTCGCAGGTTCTGGTAGTGGCATCCACGCAAGCACTTTATCATCCTGTATAACGCCGAATCCACTATCTCTCCATTGGATTTTTCCACTTCTTGGGTCTGCTGTTCGTATGGCTATAACCACGCTCCATTTACTACCCAATATCTTTGTTGGTTTTTTGCTGATAAGCACATACTCATCTTCTGGCAACCTCTCACTACATGAAATCCACCTCTGTTCTGGCTCAATGGTAGGATTATTTTTAAATCCAACAATGGATGTTCCCTCTAATTCAGCAACTACGCATTCCAATACATCAGCCACAGTTAAAGTAGTATCATCAACTTTCAATGAATCGTATTTCTGAGTTTTTATTACATTCTTTATATATTCAGCGAAAGCGTCTGCATCAATTAAGCGCATTCTGTTCACCCCTCATAAATAATCTCAAGCGGGTCTATTACATTCGGCTTGATCATTCCCATATACTCTCCATACAATTCTATAAAACGCCACAAGTGAAATTCCGTATATCCGTTTTCGTCTTCTTTCGGAAACTCCGGTTTACATATCTCTCTTCCTGCGATCCGGTTTGTCCTGTCGTATTGATGGCAATATATTTCTTTACCCCAATCGGTCAGTTTAACCTTGATTGATTCGTTGAGGTTAATGCAAATAGGTTCGGGTTGTACGGATGGCAAGCCCTCGATTGCTTCTACTGCATCATAATCTGTATACATTTCCATTTCCATAAAACCCTTATATTTTGAGGTAGATGCCCTAATTGCATCAATTGCCGCTTGTCTTGATATTAAACTGTTATCCATTCATTTTTCCTCTCTCATATTTGTCAATGTAATACCTTGCGTGATTTTTTGGAATATTCATTACCCTTGCAAATTCAGCTATTGTCATTTGCGTTCCGTTTAAGCTAACAAGATGATTCTTAGATGTGTTATTAGCTTGTACGATTCTATTAACCCATCTGCAATTGTTTGGCTCATAATCACCATCGTTATTTATGCGGTCAAGTGTGCATTCCCCATATTCTGCATCCTCATTATAACCATTGGCGTATGCCCACTTTTTGAAATTTTCATAGTCATTCCATTTATCGCATACTTTTATTCCCCTTCCGCCGTATGACTTATAGTGCGAATCTTTAGGACTATTACACCTGCGTTTCATGCTTTTCCAAATGCCATAAAGTCTATCATTCGTTCCACCATGCTTTGTGTTGTGTTCTTTGATTTTTTCATATTTCCAACACCCACAACTCTTAGTAGACCCATTTTTTAGATTATTTTCTGTAACAGTTGTTTCATTCCCGCACTCACATCTGCATTTCCACATTCTTCTTTTTGTGCCACAAGGAGTGATGTGTATTCCTGCAAAACCAATTACGGTCAATCTGCCGAATTTTCTGCTTATCAAATCATTCATCCTCTTCATCGCCTTTCAAGCCCAAAACTGCCCGGCCTATAGATTCAATTTCACCTTTAGATTCCATAGAAAAGATATAAGCTACGCCTCCTTGTGGCGTTGGAACGCCCACCATATATTTGATGTCATCGCCGCAAGGCTTAATCTCTGTAATGATCCCAAAACAACCACACCACTTGTGGCGCTCGTTAAACTGAACTACATCATTGATATACATCATTGGTGGCTACCTCCTATAATTCAGCAATTTGTTTTTCTACTTCATCAATTTGTGCCTGTAATCTGTCAACAAAGATTTTTCTGATTGTATTTTGGTCTTCTTCACTAAGGTCAATGTACGTTGATCGGATACTTAATCTTATCTCATAGTCTGTATAGAAACTTCTTTGTTTAATCAGGTCAAGCTTCTTTCGAAGAAGCCCCATCCCCTTTTCCAGCGTTGAAATATCCATTAGTCGTTACCCTCTTCCTTAATCATCGCTTGGATCAAACCATGCACATATAGTCCCATCGGGGTTACAAGGCTCTGAACCATCCAATTCACAAACGTTAACCGATACGCCAGAAAACCAGTAGCAATCCTTGCACTTTGTCTCTTTATTATGTTCTTCTTTCATTGATGCCGCGCTCTGCTCTTCTGTTTTAAACAAATACATTCCAAGCTGACCTCTGCCCCTAATCCGACATCCTCTCATCAATCATCATAGACAGGCTATCCAACAACTTCTCATACGCCGCCGGGCTTAATTCATTCAGCGCCTTATCCAGTAACTCATCAATGGCCATTTCAAATTCATATACTGTCATTTTGTACCTCCATACATCCTTTGATTAAATTTCTTATCATATCCTTAACAGAAGAGACTAAATCGTTATCGGCTTGTATTTGTTGCGCCACTACACTTTCAGATTTCCTATTATCTCTGTGGTAAGCTTCAACGGCCTTTGACCACATATCAATCATTGTTTGTCCAATAGTCTCTAGCATAACTCTCCATCGTTTTTAAGTCACAATCAATCCTTGACAACTTCCCACCTGTCATAGAAGAGAGGAAAGCTGAGTAGTTAGAAAGCACCTGGTCTGCACTATCTGGCGTAAGTCCCCATCTTTTGAACCAAAGCAGTTCGTCATCCAAGTCAATATTGGGACTACCAGTTAAAACCTCTGAAAGCTCATCGGTATGATGTTCTAGGATTTCACGTACCTTATATGGTTCATATTCTATGATGTCGCCCCAACCAAAACGGCTGTCTCTCTGGCCTACATCAATCAGAATGTCTAAAATCTTATTAATTAAAACGTTTATTTTTCTGGCCATCAATTTTCCCCGTTGTCTTATAAATACGAAATGCGGCTACCAGGATAATCCCCAACACTAATACTTCCATACGACCTCATATGTAATTTTAAGATGCGCATGTCTGCTCCAATCGAAGAAAATTCCACATTCAGCACATCCCACCTCATCTACTTTGATTCTCTTCTTGCACAAAGGGCACGAATATTTAATTTCATTCCATTTACGCCTTCCGTCCATATCAGTAACAGTTTCCGCTTCTGCATTAGGTTGCATCTTTTGAGCCATGACAAATCTCACTTTCTATTGAGTTCTTTTGTGGGCGACCATTTATAACTTTCCCCAACCATTTTGGTATTTGAAAAAGTACCCTGTCTCCTATTACTACAAAGTATTGATCTGCTTTTCCTCTTGTATTATGCCAAATGTTCATTCCAATTATTTGCGCTTGCTTTTAATCCACTCAATAATACCAAAGGTTATAATCACAATCGGTGGATATAGAACCATGAATATCAGTATATATGCAAATGGATTTCCAGTTGCCAAGCCATAGCCAATCATTGTCATACGTTAAATGCCGTCATTCTCGCACCGTAATATTGTTTTATTTGACCTCTTCGATTTCAAGGTTGGGAAAAGTAATCACCGCATTTTTAGAGCTTGCTTCTCTTAATATTTCTGTTAGGGTTTCTTGTGCTTCTTCTGGCGTATAAATTCTATCAACTATTTCATCGGGTATTTCGTCTACGATCTCTACATCAAATCTCATTCTTATTTTCATATTACAAGCCTTTCCTATGTCATAGTTGCCAATATGGCTCCCCGGCATGGCACTTCAAAATATTACGGATAATGTCATCGTCTTTGTACCGATATCGGCAAGCGTAATATTCACCGTCTTTGTCTATTGCCGCCGTTTCTTGCATCAGGTATTTAAAGTAGACCACCTTCTCAGATAAGGTTTCCAGGGTTTTATTCCCGCCGGGCAAATCATCTTCTAAGTCTCTCACGAGAGACATAATCTCTTCAATCTGGTTGTAAATCACCTTTCGATCATATCCTGATGTTTTTGTAATCATTGCTTCTTTTGTTGCCTTTCCCATTCCAGTCTTATTAGTCAAGGCATCACGAATCTCTTTCAAGATTTCTTTCTGCTCTTCCAACATATCTAATATCACCGTCGTTATCGGGGTTGCTTTAATGTTCTCTGCAACGGGAATATCAATCCGATAGCTTTCAGCACTTTTGATATTTGTATCACTCATTCGCAATAACCACCTTTGAAATGTAGCTCTTCTTCACATCATACGAAGGATATTCGTCGGGAAACAAATGAATATGGATATCAAAATTTACCAAGTGTTCATAATGGTCGCCAACAATATTTTCTGCCTCGGCCACCAGCTCTTTTGCGATGGCACATAAAGCCCTTACATATCTATTCTTTTTATTTATTATTTCTTGCACTTGTTTTCCTTTCAGCGTAATGCTCATAAATATTTACATAAAGTGCATTTATGCGTGTATTTATAGGCAGTAATTTATAGCATCTTCTTTCGTCATAAAGAAATGGATTCCCGGCGCACATTCACGCCAACGGTTTTCATCAAAATCATCCACCTTTACAACCTCGCCAACTTTATATTCGAAGTTCCAGTCATAAATGGAGTATGCTACATCAAATTCCTCGCCAGAATCGATAGAAACAATGCTTAACACCTTTGCTTCGCTACATCTGCACTTTTTACTGAATGCGGAGCTTCTTTTTGCATGGGCGGGGATTTCAAGTGTGACAAGTCTATTGTGAGAAGCCACCTTGTATCCTACGAAAGAACCACTTTCAGGGCAAGCAAGCTGATATTGGATTTTAATGTCTGTATGCACAGTAGTACGGAAGATTACATCGCCAACATTTGCTCCTGTTAAATTGACTCCGTAAGCAAGTATATCGCCTACGAGCCATGTGTAACTTAAATCAGCTCCTTTTAGATTCGCTTCTGTAAAATCCGCAGTCCATATTTTACAATAGCTAAAGTCTGCTCCCTCTAAATTCGCATTATTAAAACGACAGTTGTGAATGCTGCTTGATGCAAATTTCGCACCCGATAAATCCGCATCAGAAAAGTCCATATCAACTAGGTATTTATCAGAGAAATTAGCCTGGCGAAGATCGGCTCCTTTATATTTTGTGTTCATTGTTTTCTTCCTTTTTTATTGACATTCTATTATTTTCCTGCCAATTGCTTCAACTACAGTGGCGGTCATGCCATTCCCGGCCTGTTTGTAAAGCTGGCTATCTGAGTTTACGAAAGCGGCTTTCTCATAGTAATCATCGTTCCAACCCTGGAGCCTGAAACATTCCTTTGGGGTTAGTTTTCGTACTCTTGCCGGGATACCCTTGTAAAGTAACGTCCCGTCTTCATGGACTGTTACAGCAATTCGTTTAGGCTCATGCATTGTATCCAATGTCGGGACTACACCATCAATACCATATACGTTCATTTGTGAGTGTCTATCAGGGTTACACGTGCCGATTATTTCTACGGTATAATGTCCTCTACCTCCACCCTGTGCCGTATCAAGCGCTTCTGTGAGACGTTCCGGGTCAAACACTTGGGTATTACGTCTATAGCCATTACGGTGGCCGATTACTCCCACACGATTTTCGCAGTCTGCTCCTTCGACAGGAAGTATTTTTCTGAAACCTCTGGCTCTAAGATGTCCGACAGTGTACACTCTTTCCCGGTGTTGCGGAACGCCAAAGTATTGACTGTTAAAAAGTTGCCATCCAATATCATACCCGAAGGACTCCATTTCAAGGAGAATGGTAAGGTAGTCAAATCCTTTATTACTACTAAACATGCCCTTAACATTTTCGTAGATAAGCCATTCAGGTCTATTTTCTTCCCCGACTTCCCGCAGGAGGCGAAATATCTCTCTAATGAGGGAACTTTTGTCGCCGCCAAGTCCTGCCCGGTTTCCTGCAATGCTGAAATCGACGCATGGACTTCCGAACAACCAAACGTCTGCTCTTGGCACTTCCTCTCCTTTGACTTCTCTGATGTCTGATCTGTACCATTCGCCATTCCTGTATTCCTCCTTAAGGATTTCTTTCGGTCTTTTCTTTTTATCAATCTGAGATAACCGTTCTCTCTGCTCATCTGTAATCAGATGCATTGAGGTATAGGAGGCTACGGCGAATTTATCAAACTCACAAAAGCCGACACAGGTTAATCCTGCGGTTTCTAAACCTATTCTACCCCCCCGCGCCCAGCAAACCAATCAATAAATGTCATTTAACCTCCAATAAATAAAGTAGTAGAACCACATTCACAGGTTACATCTGTCCAATCCTCATCGCTCTTGAACCATTCCGGGCGACAATTAAAACAGAATACTTTGCCACATTCATTACACTTCATCACATACCCAGAAGGCTTGCCACAAGTAGGACAGGTGTGTTGCTCAAATGGCTCGTCGTTATATAAAAAGTCAATGTGTTTCACTGTTGCCCCTTTTCTTACCATATGAACAGTAGTATAAATTACCGTCGCTTTTATGTCCTAGATTACAACCACTATGTTCAGCTACCTTAGTATTGTTCTTATCATACATAACCCACGAAACCCAATATATACAATCCTTACATCTTGTGACTTTACAAATGTCGTTCCATCCATCAACCAAAGGAAGGTATTGTAATTTCCGTTTTTGAATCGGGTCAAGTTTCGTGCCAAAGAATTCTTCTAAGAAAAGGTCTGGGTGATCGTGATAGAACTGAAAGCTATGTTTAAACTTCTTCCCGAACAATTTTCATCTCCTTATCATCACAAACAAGCCTTTGTCCATAAAAATATTCTTTATCTCTTGCGTCACATACTATCCTGATGTCGCTTTTAGAATTTTTGACCACGGTTCCATGAACACATTCCAGGCAATCCTCTGATGTTGTTATTACTACCATCTTATTCTTATCCACCAAAATGAAGTACGGTGTGCTGTTTCAACGCAAAACCCGCGTTCTTTAAAATGTTTTTCAATGGCAGCTGCAGCATCCGTTGTTAATATTTCGTATTGGTGAGTATTACTCTCACCTTCTTTGGCATAGCTAATGATGTCTTTTGAGATTTTCTCTATCATTCGTCGAGTCTCTCTGGCGGCATATTTGTCTACAAGCATGGTCACCTTTGCCAGAGTTAAATCATCATCTTTCTTGACCTTATTTGTTCGAAATTTGCCGACTAAAAACCCGGCTATCGCGCATCCAAGCGGGGCGGCAACCATAAGACTATTCAGTATCTGTTCGTTCATTTTCCTTTAATTCCTTCTTAATTACCCACATAGCAACATTATGAGCATCTTCTATTTCTAATTGTTGTTCTCCGGGCAGTTTCGGGAGCCACCATCCAAGTCTTTCGGCTTTGAGAACTTCAACGGCTTCTAATAATTGTCCTTGTGTAGGTGAATTGCCGTATATATAGTGTTGTCTCTCTTCATCCAACATTTCCCAGATCCTTCCTGCCATTATATTGTCGCAAAGAGTTTTGTATTGCCAACTTACAAGAAAACCCTTGGAAAGAACTTTATCCCGGTTATCTGCCCTAAAGATAAATTTCTGGCTTTTTGATTTGTCGAATTCTTCGACAGAAGTAATTTGCCTACAATTCAATTATTCTCCTTTACACCTCTCCCGTCAGCTTTTAATCTGTTTAAGTATCCAATCACATCATTTCTACGCTCAAAACGCCCCGGTTTTACACCAGCCCACTCGCAAAACGCTAGACCAATATCCTCACAACGCTTCCTTGTGTTATCATAAGGTTCCAAGCACATAAAGAAAGACGGTTGAACTATAAGTGAAGTATCCTTCAGGTGATATACGCTATAATTCACATCATCGTTATGATACTCCCTACCAATCTCAACGATATATTTGTCGCCCTTTTTCATCATTTGTCCTCTCTCTCTCTCTCTCTCTGGCAATTCTGCTATCATATCAGCATACATTGCCGCAGTCTCAGGATCATCTTCGTGTCGCCATTTATAAAATGGAGATTCTTTACTAAAGCAGCTCTTCCCCGGCCAATCAATTGGACAATCTGCACAATCAAGTACCATGTTGTTTGCATAATCACAGCACCAACAATCACCGCGAGGGTTGTATTCCCGGACTTCTAAATTCTCATGCTTCCAGACTTTTCTGTGTAACTGCCTTGTCTTATTCGCTATCCAATGCCACAGTTCTCTGTGCTTTTTGATGGTAGCTTCTCTGGTTAAGTTATGCATAACCAACTCCTTTAATACCCGCCCCATATTTCAGGGGCAGGAAATCATTTATTTGTTGTCGGTACAGAACAGGACACCCGGAACATCACCAAAGACATTCACGGCAACATCCTGATACAGCGTGGAAGTATTGCCATTGATATCACTCAGATCACCGTTCCAGAACTGGACGACCTCTTTCTTAAAGACTACATAATTAAAGATGGCACCATGGCCCGCGTCGATGGGAGCTACATAAGAAACTGCCGGGTTATTCTCAAATGCGGCACGGAATAAAGCGGCTGGCTGTTCAGCTTCGTCATTAGCCGGGATAACGGTGATTTTCAGGATAACATCACCAAAGTTCTTCTTTGCCGGGAGAAGTCTGGTTAATGCATCGGCTTTTTCCTGGCCTTCGACAAACAGTTTCACTTCCTTCTTTTCGTCGTCGTATTCGATCTTAACAGCAGGATCCTCCTTAAACAGCTGTTCCATCTCGCTAAAGTAGGTTACCCACGGAGTGATGAGTTTTAATTTCTTTTCCATATATTCTCCTTTATTCTGTAATCCTGCGCATCATTTGCGCACCAATAATGTTACCAAGAATAGTTGCGACCATAAACGGAATGATCTGGATAGAAATTGCTCCGCTTGCTGCAAAGTAAAACGTATCGGCAATACAGTGCTCAAACCCGGCGACAATGAAAAGCATCACGCCCATAAAGACGCTATAAACACTGAAATTCTCCCGGAAACCGCTTACGGCAAGGTACATACAAACACCACATCCAATTGCTCTAAAAAGAGTTTGGATAAATGGTTGTGATAACTTTGCGATAACCATAGTGTCAAGTGGTTTAACCCAACCCCGGCATAACAGCCCCGCAAAGCAAGCCCCGGCAAGATTGAAGCACAACATGGTAATGCCATCTTTTATATCCTTCTTTCCTGCCCAGGCAACCCAACCAGTAAATAGTTTATATTTTCTTAATAGGACACATAACAGCCCAAAAGAAAATATAAATGCACCAAACATTTTGTTATCAACCATTGCGTAAGCGATACCGCCAAGCCCGATTGAGAACCCGGCGGCAATTGCCTTATAGATATCTTTCATCAGTCGTCCTCCGCTTTATAAAGAACAACCTCACCTGTTTCCAGGCTTTTCTTGACATCTATAACTCTTTGATTACTGCTACCGCGCAACGGCAAAGAGTACGTCTTCTTATCAATCTCAAAGTCTCCGTCAATAAGAACGTCTATGCTATCTAAACAATCTTTAGGTAGTTCCTCATAACAGTAACCGCTCCAAACAAAGATTTTTATGTTAGGATACGTTTGCTTTACTTCTGTAATAAGCTCACATACAAACTCGACATTTTCCGGGCAAAGAGGTTCACCACCAA